TTTTAGTCTTTGCTATTAATTTCATATTTTCTTTTTTAACCCCGTACTGATATAATAATGACGTATATATATTTTTGGGGTTTGCCTCCATTTTCTTCTATATTATATATATACGCTTTTTTTATGTCTTTTTGGTGGTCGCCCCCTTTCATCATAGTTATTATACCATGATATCGTTAAATAATCCACCACTTTTTTTACTTTTTGTTCACGAATCGTGAATATAATAGCGGAAATTTTTATACCACACCGTGTTTTTGTCTACAAATCGTGAACAATTTACAAAATACAAAATATACAAAATGCAAAATTTTTCGCCGATTACAAAATACAAAATACAAAATTTATTTTTTATATTGACAAAATTTTGTTTTTGGAACACTTCAAATGTCCTTTATTTAAAGGAATTTCATTTATTTTCGTGAATAATTGTTAATTAAAACAAAAAAGACAATAAAAAAACCCATCAAACTTCATTAGAACTTGATAGGTAGTTAATACTAGTAATAATAGTGTATATATCTTATTCTTATAGGGTTTGGAAGGCTCTGTGGAGGACGTAGCTCCCCTTTTCTTCTTTCCCCCGAAGTCAAAACCCCTCTTTATCTCCCCCGAACCTCTTTCCTATTATATATATGCCGAGGGACTAAGATATATTGTTTTCATAGATCAATCACTTTAAAATATGCAGAATACGTAAGACTATTTATAATATAGGCTCTGTTAATACAGAACCTTAAACCATACAATCGACAAGATATAGAATTAATAAAGAATTTCTAAAGGAGTATGAAGTGAAATATCTGCCTATTCATTCCAGTAGTAGTATATGACTACGCTATGACAATTTATGAACCAACTTAAACCAATTTTGTGTGTAAACATTATGGAACTTATCGTGTTTATTACGCATATTTGACTGTATGGACGTTTCTATATCTCTGAATTTACTTGTTTTGTTTCTTTTCCCCCGACTTCTGTTGCGTTCCTAGGCTATATATTGCATTATTTTCTGTTGCAATTGTAGCCATTGGATTTGTAGGGGCCATTGAAGAATACGGGGCACAATTTTCATTGCGTTCATAGGGCGTTATTTCTATTGCACCATCCCCCGTCAATTAAATATTGCACTTACACCGTTATAATATCCTCAGGTCTCCCCGAGGCACTCAATTCTGAGTAAGTAGAAGTAAAAAATGTCTCGTCAAGGAGTGGCAATATTTGGTCTTTTTAGGTACTCCTTAACTATATATATTATACCATTTTTCAATGCAGACGTGTGAAAAAAATACGATAAAAAAAGGCTATTTGTTAGTAGCCTCTTTCTTTTCTCTTTCTAAGTCTTTTAATATCAATTGCCTTACATAATCTGCTTTGCTTGGAACTGAATTTAACTTTTCTAGAATCTCTTTATTGTTCTTTGTAATATATTTCAGGCAAATTTGACTTACGTTCTTTTTCGCATACTTATTATTTGCCCTCATCTTTGCTTCACTTGTTTTTGCCATATTTTCCACCTCTATTCCATAACATCAATGATATTTGACTTCGGCTGCCAAATACCTCGAACAAAAATAGATTCTTCGTCCTCTGTTTCAACTTTATCGGTTTCGATAGTGGTTTCGTGAACATTATTTCTGTAATATTCCACGTATTTTCCTAAATATTCAGGCTTATCACAATACCTTCCGTTTCTTCCGTAAACATAACCATGTTCTTTTTCCCATTGTTCCTTAGTCATTTTCTTTTCCTCTTACTTTCTATTGCTTAATAACAGTTCTTTTCTTCCCATTCTGCGATTTCGTCTGCATCATCAATAATTTCACCATCTTCGCAAACTAGCATTGTTTCTCTTGACCCATAATCGACAATCTGATAATTGTCAGGCAATTCATCTGCCCATAAATCCACACCAAATAATTCAACATTGAAATCGTCTTTATATAATACGTTTGCTACTGCTTCTACGATTCCTGAATTTGTAAAACTGTGATACCCAATATGTACTTGTTTCATGTTATGTCCTCCTAAGTACTTTTCCTTACACCCATAGTATATCATACAATAATACTATTGTAAATAATTAATTTAATAAATTTTTAAATTCTTTTGCACAATAAAAAGGCTATAAACATATTTACCGTTTTAAACGTGTTTTTAGCCTTTTCTTTATTTACCCTAATAAATACTCATCTCAATCTATTTTGCTCGTTAGAATCACTTCTAGACGTGTTTAAATTGATTTTAAGAGTTTTTTCTTCTTTTTCTACGTAAGTTGTAGTCTTTATTAATCAAAATCTGTAATATCATTGTTCTGTCAACTAGATATTCAATTCCATCACTATTGAAACCAACGATATTACACCACCAACGATTGTAGGTATAAGGTTTAGTCAATACAATTTGCACTAATTCTGTTTCATCAAACAATGTTGCCATTGCTACATCCCCTGCTCTTAGACCGATATTGCCATGGTAATTAAACCATCCTCCGCAGGTTTCTTTGAAATGCTCGTATTCTGTATCTCTTCTAGGCATCTAGATAATTCCTATCTGAGTTAATAATGCACATTTTACTTCTTTTTCTTCTCGTCTATCGAGTGGTTTGATATGCCACTTAACATTTTCTTTGTTAATCGTTAAGATTTGCTCTGCTTTTGCCATTCCATATTTATGTCCTGTATCTACCATTACGTGACATGGTAAGTCCGTTCTTTTTAAATTGCTAGTAATTGGAATTACATTCACTGTTTTACTTCCTTTATTTTGAATGTCGTTTGAAATAACGATACAAGGTCTCCTTTTATAAAGAATTGTATTACTGTATTTCGGTAAATCACACCAGTAAATGTTATTGTTTAGGATTTCCATAATGATAACCACCTATCCTCTCTAATTTCTCCTTAGATGGTTTAGGCAATGGCATCCAAGCTAAACCATCCAAATCCATTCCGCTTTCAAGTTCATATACACCAACATCAGGTGATTCCCATGTATCGACCCAAACATTTTCCTTATCAAATGTGCCATCCATATCCCATACGAGTATGTCCTCATCAATATCAGGAAATTCACAATTAAGCACACCTTCCTCATCAAATGTAAATGAAATCCACTCAAATGAATCTGCTTTATTAGCTAAATCTTTTAACAAATCCATAGAATTAGACATTTCTTCCATCGTCGGCTTATATCCATCTTCTCTTTCTTCCCCACACATCAAGTGAAGCAATGTGTCTATTACTTCAATTGCTTTTTGATATTTATTCATTTTCTTTCACTCCTAACTTATAAATGTTATCTAGCCAATCGTTACATTCTTTTTTAAAATTATTAAAATGTTTTTGAGCTATATCCATAGTTGTGTAAATTCTTAAATACTCCCTTGCTAAATTTGGGTTTACCTTACGTAATTCTTCCCATCTATCTACGTGCTTGCTATTCATATGCATTTATCTCCTTTTTTAATTTGTCAATAGCTTCTTTAACTTGTTTCAAGTCTAAATCTACATTTGCTACCAAATCTGCCATTCTACAGTTTGAATAGCCTTGTAAAGCTCCTTCTAATGTAGAGTGAAAGGAAATCTGTTTCTTGATTTCCGTTTCTACTCCTTCTTTGCTTTTTTGAATTGCATCTTGAACTAGCGTATAGCTTTTCCCATCTGATACAATTCCATATCCGTTTTTTAAATTAATCATCTTATCTCTCCTATCTTTGTAATTGCCAAATATTCAACATCTTGTTGTCCTTCATCCCAATCATTTAGCCAAATGATTCCATCATCAAAACCACACGTAGCAGCTTCCACTAAATACTCCCATTCTTTATCTGTTTTATATTTACATCTTAGATAGATAAGAAAATTAGTATCATCATTGTTTACCATATACTCATTTAACTCATCATCTGTTATACATTGCTTCAATGGAATAAAGTTAATTTTAGGCATTTTAATGTCGTTCATTTTCAATCTCCTTTTTTATCAATTTCAATTCATTAACAAAATATTCCATTCTATGAATTTCTTTTTCACGATGGTCTATTCTTTGGGCTAAATCAGTGTATTTATCTTCTATACTAACTAACGAATCTTTTAATATTTTATCTTTCAATTCCTCAAGTTCTTCATCTCTGAATTTATTTTCCATTCTGATTCTTTCTTGATAGGCTATGATTAATTCATCAATTCTTTCTTCAATCATTTTCTTTCTCGCTTTCTTTTGTAAATCTATCAACTAACTCTTGTAATAAATCAAAATTCATTTCTTCTTCTTTTGACATTTTCGCAAAATCATCGTTATTGTTGTCTTTCAATTCTTCAATAAACGATTTCTTTATCATTTTCAATGCTCGTTGATACTTATATGCTTTTGGATATTTTTTCATGTATTCAACTTCCTTTTTTAAATCATCCATAATTTCAGTGCCAACCGATTTTGTTTTTCTCATTCGCTCATCATATTCTTCTTTTGTAACAATCAATTTAAATGGTGGATTGTCTGCGTGCTCATACATACATTCTTGGCAAGTCTTACAAGCAATTTTATTTGTGTAATGTTTGCAAAATAAACATCCCATTTGCCAACGAATATTTGGACTTCCCCAAGTTCCTGGATAACTTCTTCCACAAAACTTTTTCTTTCCATATCCCATTGTTATGATGTGTTTACATCCTTCGCATTTTTCATCATAGAAATATGAATGTGTAGGCAAATCGTTCCATCTTTCACATACTTCATACTCTTCAAATCCACCATTATCTTTAGGAATCTTGATTTTGATTTCTTTGAGCATTAATTAAGAAACATCCTCATTTACAGGCATATAGAACGTTAATCCGCACTGATTCTCAATAAGTTCTTCAATTCTATCTAGAACCTTCAATGCTTTTTCTTCAGTTGAATATTCTCCAATCAAAGAACCACTACCCCATATTTGATTAGCACTATCAATTTCTAAATCATGAATTTCTGTTAAAATCTTTCTGTCTTGACTTCTAATAAACATCTTAATACCCCTCTTTCAATCTCTGATAGTTGATTTTGTTCTTGTTACAATAAGCTTCATATACTTGTTCAACTGTGAATCCTAAGTATTCTGATATTGCAACTAATCTTTCAATCTTATGAATGTTCAATATGGATAAATCAGTCAATGTTTCACTTAAATTATATTTATTAGTCATTAATAGATTGAGTATATTATCTGAATTTCCTTCAAACATTAAAGCACTTATAATTCCTTTTTCACCGCCATTGAAATGATTCTGATAGCTTAATACGAAATGAAAAATATCTACTAGCTCTCCTAAAACCTTATCATTATCTACCGGTGCTTGAGTCTTTTTCCACCAACACCAATTCCCTTTTAATTCGTGTGTTAATTCGCCTACTTCATCAAGGATAGCCATTCTTAAATTCTCTTCATCAATTTCAGTCAATCCGTATTCTTTCATGATTGATTCATCTAGCTTTGCTTGCATTTGAAGCATTTTTTTAATTAATTCAAATTCTTTACTTGTCATTTGGTTCTCCTTAACTGTTCTTCTTTGCAATTTCTAATGTATCGACAATAAATTTTAACGCTTCAATAATTGAGTCTAGATCACTATCTCCACCAAGAATCACCTCAAAGCCACTCACAAATCCAAATCTATCCGCAATTTTGTTTATCGTCATATCCGTGCTTGCAACATCTTCAATTCTGAAATAAGTTCTACATCCATGACCTGAGTCACCACCACATTTACCAGTGCTGCCGGCTTCAACTTGTAACACATTAAAATTATCTTGGGTTTCTTCTATTACTGTATTGATTGTGATTCCATCACCTAATGTAACTGTATTGTTTTTCATCCTTATCTCCTTAAAATAATCTCTTTTCTTCTATTCTCTTTAACCGATAACCAATTCTTCTATATTCATCGTATACAGGTTTCCAAATCAATTCACATTGCTTACGCTCGTTTGGAAAATATTTATCCATAATTTCTAATTGTTCTTGTAAATCAATTGCGTATGGACATCCTTTGCATCCCGTCCTCTTAAAGTTGTATGGATGATAATACAATCTGCATAATTCTATGTTTCTTGATTCTATGTACCATTCTATAAATTCATTTGAGCATGGATTCATTGGCTTAAATTTCTTCAATTCGTGATTGTTATTAAACACAACACATCCTTCGTGATTTGCTCTTTGACCGCCCTCACCCATCCTTAATCCTAGAATGGAAATGCTTCTTCCTGATTCCTTTTCGTATCGTTGTATTGGATGTTTCTTTAATTCGTAGCAGCATCTATCACTAACTTTTAAATTAAATTCATCTGTAAACTGATATTTAAGGACATCAGGACAACCGAAACTCTTTTCGTTGATATATTTACTTACCGATTTTGTTTCAGTTCCCTTCTTTTGAAACATTGATAACTTGCAACTATGCTCTTTTGATTTAAACGGATATCCTTTTTCGTTTAACATTTCCTTTATGTTTACCCCAGAGTTGAAGATAACAAATCTACAATCATTTTCTGTCAATTTTTCAACAAACCTCCGTATTTCGTTATATTCAATACCTGTATTAATGAATACTCTAGGAATTTTGTTATCAGGTATAGCTTCATCAATTAAATGATGTAATACTGTACTGTCTTTACCGCCCGAGAAAGAAATATAGAAGTTTTCTTCTCCATATTTCTCAATCGTCTTTTTTATTACTTCTATTCTGTCGAATAGAATAAAATCATTTTCTGTCAATTAATCAACCGATAATCTAATTTCTAGACTCGGTTAATTTGCTACTTGATTGTTAATCCATGTGTTTAAATTTTATGAGCGAACACATCACATTTCGCTCAACCTAGTTTCACTAGGATAAGATTAATTTTCCTTTCTGTTTGTTTTCATTTATTCTTCCTTTAAAACAATCTGTTTTCCTTGTTACTTGAATCCGTTTGATTCAGTATTATTTTTCTGAATATACTTTCGAATATTGGTACAGGTATTGAATTACCAGCTTGCTTGTACAATGCACTGTTCATGCATCCTTCTTTTCCAGGATTTACTCTTGCTGCATTGTCAAAATCCTCATCTGTATATCCTTGTAATCTCCAACATTCACGTTCCGTCAAATATCTGTATCTTCCATCATCTAATCTAATTACACCTGCGTTTGGACTTCGTACTTGTCTGCACGTTATCGTATCGCAATAATCTTTAATAACTCTCACTCTAAAGTTTCTATCTTTAGATTCAATTTTTTCTAACATACTTTTTTGCCTAACTATGTATTTATCTTCAATTGTTTTTTCTAGAAAATCATTGATATTCTTTTCTTTTGTTCTAATTAAATCATCAAATTCAAAATATTCATTTCCTAAAATCGAGATTGTAAACACTCTATTTCTGTTTTGTGGCAATCCAAATTCTCTTGCATTTAATATCTCAAATGAATTTGTATATCCCATTCTTTCCATTTCTTTCAAATAACGATTGAAGTTATGAATCATATGTTTTGATAAAACGTTTTTCACATTTTCCCAAATCACATATCTAGGCTTCCAAACACCCATTTGTTGAATGATGTGTATTGTCTCCCACATCAACGAACTTCTTGTTTCTGACCCCTCATCTGCACCTTTCTGATGCCCTGCAATTGAGAAGTCTTGGCATGGAGAACCATGAATAAGAATGTCTGGCCTTAAATTCCAACCAACAACTGATTGAGTTTTATATGGCAGCTCACTCTCAAACATTGCATTATAAGAACGAACTGCTTTTTCATCTGTCTCTACATAGTCAATTGCTTTTACATCAACTCCTATGTTCCTCAATGCACATCTTGGAGAGCCGATACCTCCAAACAATTCTAAAATCTGTATTTTTTCCATTTGTTCACACCCTTTTCAAAACAATGATTCTTGTTCGTACTTTTTACCATTGTACGTAAATACTTTTGATTTCTTTTCCTCATAATCTGATTCTTCAAAATATTTAACCAAATCGTTATAATTGCTTGTGAACGTCCAGTCATAAGCAACTCCGTTTATCACTGTATGATAATCAAGATCAATTTCTTTATCTTCGCCTATTCTTTCAAAAACTAGTGCGTGCTCGTAATCTATATAAAACTCTGCGTTTGGAAACACATGCTTAATGTATTCATCCGCTTCTTTTAATTTGTGGCTTTTGAAGAATGATGCATACCTTCCGTAAACGTTATTTATCAACATATTCTCCAATGTATAGACTTCCTTCAATTACATACAGATTCATAATGTTTTCCTTTGTTGCCCCTAGGAAATTTTTACCAGGCTTTTTAAAAGCTAGTTTTCCATCTTTTGTACAGTATTTGTATTTGTTATCGCCATAACATTTCTGAACACTGTACATAAGCTCATCATCATACCTTTTCGCAATCATCTAGAATGGCATCCCTTCGTCATTATCATAATGTTCAGGATATGATTGGTAATTTACTTGATTTGTAAATGGCACTGTTTGAGGTTGCTGCATCTGTTGTGATTGAGATTGATACGTCTGTTGATAAGCCTGCGTTTGTGGCATTGTAGCGTTGTTTAAAGCCAATTCTACGTCCATAACGTAAACACTAGTCTTATACACTTTCTGATTCTCTTTGTTCGTGTATGAGCTTTTCTGAAGCTTTCCGTCAACTGCGATATGTTGTCCTCTAAATCCATATTGATTAATATGTTCTGCATTTTCTCCCCATGCAGTGCAATCGAAGAAAGATTTATGTTCTTGTCCGTCCTTACCTTTTTCTTTAACTTCAATTGAGAAGTTGCATAGGCTTTGTCCTGTAGCTGTTTTCTTTAAAACAATATCGCTACCGATTTCACCTGATAAAATAACTCTGTTCATTTCTTTTCAACTCCTTTATACAAATTCAACACCTATTGAATTAGGTCTGATTCCTTCTATCATCTGATACATATGTGATTTAGAAATGAAATTCTTTCTAGCACACTCTGCGATTGAAGAATAAACTGTATCGCCTATTCTTACTTTCTTCTTGTTTCTTAACCCTTGAGTCTGAGCTAGTTTGATAACTCTTAGGTTTTCAATTTTCATTTCTCCGCCCCAAACGATAGAATCGTTCTTTTCTATTTCACCTACAAAAGCTTTGTAGGCTTCAAACAATACATTCAAGTATCGTTTCCCTTCTTTAAGGTTCACTACAACTCTATAAATTGATTCCGTTTCCTTTTTAGCTTTCATTTCTTTTTGGTTTCCTTTTAGATTAACAGAAACAACTCTCAAATAACTTGTGATGTAATATCTGATTCCTGTTTTACTTTCGCCAAGTAGTTGGAATTGCTCGTCATCTTCACTTGTTACTTTTCTTCTTTCTTCATCCGTTTCAATGGGAAGAAGAATACATCCTTTATAGGTTTCCTCGTTTCTCAACATCTTATGGAATTGAGCGTTTGTAATGCCCAATTCCTTCATTACATCTTTTGAAGATACGATTCCACGTACAACTGATATATCATTTTTTTCCAACATATAATATTGCACTTACTACCCCTCCCTTTCTTATCCTTTCATCAAATCTCCCAACATCTTCATGCCCTCCTCCTTTTTTGGAGGTGCAGGCAATTGATCGTGTTGTTGATACATTTCTAAACTGATTTGACCTGAATTTAATAACTGCACTTCTTCTTCACATATCTCTTTGTAAGCTTGTAAAAATCTATCTCGGTAATATTGCAAGTCTTTTTTATTACTCCACGCAATATCCCTTAACAGATAGCTCCCTCCGAGTGCTTTCTGAATGTTTCTAGGCAGTTTATCGTAGTTTACCTTACTCGTATGAGGGTCGCACTTAGCGTTCCTTAAAACGATTTCCCAAGCCTCTCCAGCTTCCTTTGTTTTTCCAATTGCAGTTTTACTGATTCTTGTTTTGATTTGAGCTACGTTTGGAGCAAACTCTCTTGTGTCACTTTGAATGATTTGATTAACTGCTTTTGCTACTACCAAGTATTCATAATCCTTAAAAGATACTTGCCAAAGTTTTAAATATGCTTGTGTATCTTCTTGAGTCATGTTTTTGTAGCTCATTGGGTAATTGATTCTTAGCACTTGTAAGATTCTTTCAGTTTCTTCTAATGTCAAAATGCATACCCCATTTCTTTTCTCTTCAATTGTCTTTGACCTCCATTGTTATTGTTCTGCAATTTGTAGAATGTTGACCAGGTATGTACAATGCTCTGATTTACAATAGCAATCTTGGTAACATCATCTACTGCCAAATTATCTAATACATTTAAAGATAACTTCATTGCTCTAACAGTAAGAGGTTTTCTTGCTTTCGTACGCATTTCCACAAAACCATGCAATGCATCTTGCAAATCTTTGTTTTCTGTATACTCTGCAATAACAGAATTAACACTTTCTTTTTTTATATTTTTTTCTTTATATTCATTAGTATTTAATTCTTTAGTACTTAATTCTTTAGTTATTTTATATACGTCCCTATTTTCTATATCTTGAATTTCTATATCTTCATTTTCTATATCTTCATTTTGGAGATGTAGTAATTTTTCATCATGATTTTCGTTATTCTCGAAAATAATGTATTCCCACTCACTGATTTTTCCATTGCAGTATCTTCTTCTTCTAACAAGATAGTTGTTATCTTCCAATTCATTCAAAACACTATTAATCGTGTTTTTACTTTCTTTACATATACCTTCCAAACCTTTTACCGAATAATGCCATTTATCAGGTAAAGACAACATCATACTGAGCAATCCTTTTGCTTTAAGCGATAGGTTTTTATCTCTTAGATGAGTGTTACACATAGTTGTGTAATTCTCGTTCTTAATAGTTCTAATCACTGCCATACTTCACACCTCCTAGCATTCTGTACCTATGTAAATCCTCTATTCTATTAATTTTTTATAAAATTCATAAACTTTAAATATTTCTTCAATAGTTGCATTTGTTTTTATCGTATTTGCCCTTTGACTTACCACTATAACGTTTCCTTTAATATATCCCTTATTTGAATCTATTCTATCTAAGGTAGGACTGTTTTTTTGAACTCGCCCCTTCCCTATTTCTAATCTTATGCCTAATACTGGGCAATATTCAAGGATAGTTATATCTGTTTCATCAATATTAAATTCTAATCCTTTCTTCTTTGCTCTCAACTTGGCACTTTTTAACATTTCATTCGCTAAATTATTTCTTCTTCTTTCCCTTGATTTTTCAAGAACTTTATTTTTATTATCCTCGTAATATTTTCTTGCTCGTTCTTTCGTTTTTTCTTTTTGTTCTAAATAGCTTTCGTGTCTACATTCTTTGCACTTAGATTTATATCTTTTTTCCGTTTTACTATATGTAAATTCCTCTATAGGCTTTTCAATTCCACATCTTGAACATTTTTTATAGGGATGTTCTTTTAGCTTCTTTTCTCTATATCTCTTATTTGCTTCATTATGAGCAATTCTTTTATCTTCAACATTTATCATACATATCAGCTCCTTAGTCATTTCTATTCTTAAAGAATACTCTGAGAAGAAGAAGGTTTATTCTTCTTCTTTTTATTTTGATAAATACAAATCGTAATATGTTACGGCAACAGAGTATGCTTGCCAAATGTCAAGCTTGAATCCATAAAACAAGCCTGGATTCGATTTATATCCTTTCCCATTATTAGGTGTATTAGGGGCAAACCTATCAATAAGAGCTTGTCTAATAGTTGCGTCTGTCGCTTTCATAGAGTGGCATAGAAGCATTTTTTCTTCACTTCGGTATATTAATGTAGGCTCAATGTCGAAAGCTTCAAATTGCTCTAATAAACGCCCTATAAAGTAACAAGTTTCAAATGTTGTTTGACCTACAGGCATACCGAAACTTTGTATTCCTTCAATCGCTACATAATCAATTGGATAATTCTCTGCTTTCCAATTTGAGATTTTATCTTGCAATTCTTTGTTAGGAATTTTCCCTTTATCTACAACTGCCGATAAATCATTCTCAACTACAACAAATGCACTGTATTCATTTGCTGGATCAATGCCTAAAATCATCTTACGCACCTCCGATTTCAAACTTAGTGACCTCGATTTTTTTCTTGGTCGCATTCATCTTGGCTTCGATACTTTCATAAGCAGTTTTGAAACGTTTTAAATCAGAATCAACTTTCGCAAGCTTAGTTCTTTCGTCAGCTACTTTTTGACAAGCTAATGCTTCAAAGAATTTAATACTTGGTGCTTTTCCGTCATGGTCACGTTCCCATGTGCTGCGTTCTACATAGATAGCATTTGTCATTTTATTTTCAATATCTGCTTTAAGAATGTTCGATTGTTCCTGTAATCTAGCCATCATTTCACCAATTAAGAACATTTGATTTGCAAGGTTTTCAACATTTAATGCCATTTCCATAACTGCACTTTCATCAGGAATATAAGCATCCACTAAAATTTCAAGTTGTTCTTGGATTTCTTCATCTTTCCAATATTTAACTTTGAATGGATTGTATTTAAACAACAGTTCATTTTGACTTAGCATTATATTTCACCTCTGATTCATCAATATGTCCGTAGATACGTTCTAGGTACTTAATTGCAGTCTCTCTCAATCTCTTTCCTTTAGGACTTTCTGAGTCCATGATTCTATGACAACGTTGGCAAGCACAGACTAGGTTTTTTTCAGAACCTAGTCCGCCATTGCTTCTTGAAAGAATCGTGTGTGCTAATTCAATTCGGTATGTACTTCCACAAAATATGCACATTTGATCTCTTTCTTTTACCAACTTTCTAGTTTTTAAATCTATATCTGTAGCTTGGCTACGTTTTGATTTATACAAGACTTACACCTTCGGGTTGAGGTTCTTCGGGTTGCGAATATGTTTGTGGTTGAACAGGTGCTTGTTCAATTGGTTGTGTATGTTGTTGGATTGGAGTTTCATCCAATTTCATATCCACATTCATTTCTTCCTCTGAATACATTTGTTGGAAATCATTAGGGAATGTTTCTCTCAATGCTTGAGTAATTGCAACTTTACGAACCATTGTGCCCATTTTAGACGCCCATTGTGAGTTAAGTTTTCCGTCCTTAGTTCTTCCTGCGTATTCTTCAACAGATACTTCAATGTGTGTAGGATGCGAAGTATTTTTTCTAAATACATCTGCCCATCCACCTACAACTTCTTCACGATTTTTAAGATAGAAAGCACCTTTTCTGTATGTCAATTCACCACTTTCGTTATTAATTACGATAATTCCAGCATCTAAACCATCAAATTCTGAATTTCTTTCAGCACGTTTTAAGAAAACATCTTTTGAAACTACCATTTGAGCTGGTGTAGTGTTTCCATACTTGATTAAGTAGCAGTCTTTAATGAATGGATTCAATCCTTGTGATTTACACAAGTTGATGAAATACACAACTTCTTGGTCTGTAATTTGACCATTACCATTTACTAAGTAATTTCTTACGATAGCTGGAGATAATTTAACTTTTTCTCCGTTGGCAGAAAATTCTACCAATTGATTGTCATTCTTTTTAGCAATATTGTTTTGTAACATAATTAACATTCTCCTTTTTCTAAAATATTGATTTTTACACCATGTTCTTTAATAAGTTGATTTAAAATTGGATTGCAAGCTTGTAACTCTTCCATAGATCCTTCAATACGGAATACGCAATATCTTCTTGTTTGAGTTTGACTTTGGCTTTCATGAGCTTCTAATCGACTCTGAGGAATCGTTGTTTGATTCATAGCTTGAGCTTGCTTAGACTGTTCAATTTGAGCATTTACTTTTTCTTGAAGCTTTGCTTTGGCTTCTTTAATCTCATTGATTCTCTCTGTAGCTTTGCTTAAATCCAATGTCTTGCAGAATAATTGGATTACTTGCTCTGCCTGTAGTTCATCTTCGGGAAGTGAAGCTTCAATGAATGATAATTGTTCTTCGGCTTTCAAGAACTTGTTATTTAAACTTTCTTCAATTTCCTTAGGCTTAACAGATTTGTTCAAATATCTTTCTTCAAAAACCAAATCAAATGGGTACTTATCATTTGTCATGTTTGTCCATAGTTCTTTGATTTGATTTTTCTTCAATTCTTTTTCTGCGTTGTCAACCTCGTTAATTCCGTCACCCAATTTATCGGAAGCAGCTTTGATTGTTTTCTCAACTGCCATGATGTCTTTTTTATCCTGTAGCCACTGAGCGAATACATCATTTTCAACTTGTTTACGCTTATCAGATACAAGCTTTACCAAATTGTTTAAAGCAGCTCTATCTGTTTTAGCCTTCTTATAGTTGTCTTCATCTACTACATAGTTGTAATGCTTTAAACCTTCTTTGATTTCAGGTAATAAATCACTTGCGTTTGTGTACACTTTTCCGTTTTGTGCACGTACCTCTAAATTAAATTCCATATTTCCATCTCCTCTTTTTCTATATAGACAATGTGATAGGTGGTTCTACATCACCTATGAAGTACCTATCCCATTTTTCTATCATTGCTTGTTTTAGATTGTTCATACTGTCTAAAGCTTCTTCTTTTCGATATGAACGCTCAATTATTCGTGCATCACCATCTGCAAATCTAAGCTCTGCACAATAGATAACAAAGTCAAAATCCGTAACAATCAATCCTTCTAAAGTTTGGCAATAATAGTTATCAGGAACTGTTTCATTTCCTTTACTTCCCCATTTCTGCAAACTCTGAGAATTGATTATCTTGGATGTTTTGATTTCCAAGATTCCACGTTCTCCTGTTTCCTTGTTGTAAATCAATCCATCAGGACTGTATCTAAGAAAATCATATTCCTTAGAAACCAATGTAACGTTATCCACGTATTGCACATCAAACTCAGGATGTTTGGCCTGAAATAACGTTCTTAAGCATGGCTCTGCAGTATTTCCATACTCGATAGCCTCATTTGTAATTTGTTGTGAACCGAATTTTTTATCGTGCCACAACTGATTAAGCGTTTTCCATGGATTCAAATCCATGAAGCACGCTGCATCCGAACCTCCAATTCCACGACCACGTTTTTTTAACCATTCTTCATGGCTTCCATACTTTTCGACACTAAACTTCTCAGTGTCTTGATACAGATTCATTTTTTACCCCTCCTTTTAATACGTACTTGGCATATGATGTTTTATCTCCAAACCTATTTTTTGAAGTTTCAGTTTGAGTTTCAATGTCATATCCCAAGTCTCTTAAATTCCAAATTCTTGCACCTAAACGAGTGATTCCATACTCTTTAATAGCTTCTAAAGGAGTGATAGAACCATGCTCCTTTAGATGCTTGATAACTCTTTCTGTTTGTGTCATCTTACAAACCTCTTATGTACCAATTAGCTATCACCATGAAAGCTAGAGAAACTAATAAACAGATTAACGAGCAAATGTAATTAAACTTAGCAGCTCGATTAACTATATGCGTTTGTTTTTGACTTCTAACTAACATTGAGTACTGAGTTTCGTACTCGTTATTAGCAAAAGAAGGAAGCGTGATGCAATCACCTAATTCAACTGCTTTCTTCTTTGCTGTTGATTTAGAACCAGGCTTCTTCGTCTCTTTCTGCTTTGCAGAAGTCGTAGCAGTAGTCCTCGTAACTGTACTCATCTTGTTCTTCCTCCTCATCTTCATCAATGTATCTGTTGTCATCTAACTCTCTTAAATCATCTACATCCATCATGTTGTTCACACCTTTCTTTGAACTCAGGAAACATCCTGATAAATAACTTTGTTGGAACTTTCTTTGAATCAATAACCTTTGCTAAATTGGACTTTTTATAGTCCTCAGATTCGCATATAAGATTCAACATCTTGTATGCAGTTTTTTTAGAAACACCAAGTTCCATGATGTCTCTATATCCAAGCAACACTTTCATTCCTTTACACATCTTTTCCCAACTTCAAATCCACACATATAAATGGTTTGAAGCATTGAAGATACGTTTAATAAATCTTCATTAGAACATCCGTTCTTGATTAGAAGATCTAACACTTTGTTTTCCGTTTCTGTTGATTCATGGATTAAATTAATTGAATTTAATCTTCCACTTGATACTGCCATTTTAATCACCCCTTCTATAATTACGCTCTTAGCGTATTCAATTTGTAAAAAAATTTAAATTTTAACCAAATCTAACGAAACATTAGCTTTGGTGCAAATCTTCTTGACTTCCCAAAAGTAGAAATTTTTAATTCCACTTTCTTTTCTTTGGTAGCTAACAGTAGATATACCAAGATATTTAGCCATTTCTTTTTGAGTCATATTTAATCCAACTCGAATTTGTTTGATTGTTAATAATTCCATTTTCAATACCCTCCTATCTACGACCTTAGCTTATCTACACTTATAATATACGCTCTGTGCTTAGTTATGTCAATCATTTTTTTATTATTTTAATACAATTATTTAGCTTAGAGCGTAAATTATGATATATTTATTGTAGAAGTAAAATTTGTTATTGTTATTAGAAAATGAGGTGATACTATGGGTAACAAATTTGAATGTCAAGGATTAGCCTTGAAACAGTTTAGAAAGGAGAGTGGACTAACCTTATCTGATGTTACCGATAGGTTGCATCACGCACCTATGTGGCTTTCTGATATAGAGAATGGAAAAAAGAACATATTCTTTAAGGATGCAAAAGCTCTATGTATGATATATGGACGAACTTTAGATGAATTATCAGCATTGGTTGATAAATATGAAAGATAGATCATAATGGTTGAATAGAGATGATACGTATTGTTTTGGTAGCACAAAACGTCCGCAACGAAACATGATAAACTTTAAGTGCCTGTAAATAGGCAACTGTATTTTCATCTCTCTCTATTTCATGGAAGGCACACTCGCTAAAGGGTGTGTTTTTCTTTTTGCAAACAAAAAAGCACTAGAAATTAATCTAGTGCATTATCTTTATCCATAAACTTTGTAATTCCTTTATCTGCTTGGGGTAGCCAATGAGCATAAACACTCAATACTGTGCTCAGATTGTCTCCTAAACGCTTTGCAACGTCATATAAACTAAAATGCGAGTTTCCATCTCTTACCATATTTCCAATCATGTAACTGGCACATGAATGTCTTAAATCATGAATACGAATGATAGGTATTTGTTCTTCGTTATTTTCATTTGCAATTTTAATGGCTTCTCTCATTCTCGTTCTAACTGTCGTATTGCATACTGGTATATCTATACCGAACACAAATGATTTCTCAGGAACATCCAACATCTCTTTAAACTCTCTATATTCATCCGATAAGAACTGGGGCATTGTAATTGTCCTATAGCTATTAGGAGTTTTTGGAGTTGTGATTTTATGTAAGTCTTTTGACCATGTCTTTTTAATTGCAATCGTATTGTTTTCTAAATCTACATCCTCCCAAGTCAACGCTAGTGTTTCGCCAATTCTCATCCCCATGTAGAATTGATTTGTGAATAGAAGATGATACAAAGGATTTTCAACATAAGTAATAAATAGATTGAATTGTTCCAAAGTCCAATACTTCATTTCTGTTTTCTTTTCGTTTGGGTCTTTAACCAATTCTATTGGGGAACAAGGATTAGTTTCTAAATATCCTTTACGAACTGCAAACCGCATCATCTTATTGATTCTAGATAAATAATTCTTTGCGGTTTCATATCCTACGTTATTAATCATTAATTCCATTGCAACCTCTATATCGTTGGTTGTAATGGATTTTATATTAACATCACCTAAAATATCAATCCATCTATTCAAAATTCTATTCTGATTAACCCATGAACTTTGCTTGATTCTTTTCTCTGTATAAGCTGCATAAACATCAAATAATCCTTCCAATGTAATATTCTTGTATGGGTCTTTCGCATTCTCTTTGAATATGATCTCTGCTTTTACTGCATCTTTCTTTTTTGGAAAGCCACGTTTCTTGTATTGTCTATACTTTCCATTCTTCATTTTGTACGAGCCATAGAAATACCACGTACCTGTTTTTTCATCTTTTTTTACTGCCATGTAATTTTCCCTCTTTCTTTAGATAACACTTAAATTTTATAAAAAACTAGTGAAAATAGGTGAAAAATAAGGCTATTTTATGCCAATATCATGCCATTAACATATATCGTACTTTATATAAAGCAATTTTCTTTTTGTTGAATGATATTTGTAAATTTCTAGCTCTTTATTTTTCTTTATTTTTTATTCATCTAGTTTATTTTATGTTCTCATACTTTCTCATTTTTGGCTACTTTTTATTCCATTGAATCTAAAAAAATATTCCATGCGTTATGCCACGTGCTTTATGCCATTATGCCAAAACCATATATAAACAAAAAAGCCTCCCGCTTGGTAAGGAGACTCTTTTGCATAAAGTTATCTTAGAAAGGGTTGTGTCCATCTATGAAGAACACATCAATAATATAGCATATAAATTTTAAGATTTGTTAAAAAACAAAAACCATACCTGGATGTGTTAGGTATGGAATCGTTTTTGTGACATTTACAAAAAGGGGGAGCTTTTAGCAATTGTCACATTTTGTAGTTGTTTTTGCTAGTGCCACAAAGAGAAATGTTAAGATTCAATTACACGTCTGCAATTTTCACTACACCAAAGAGAACTTAGGCCTTTATCATTCTACTTTTCCTAGCAACATGATTATATCATGAATACAAATGTTTTTATGCAAAAAAAGAAGAATACGATTATATTCCCCTAAGCATAGATATTATACCATATTATGATATTGGTCGTATTGTGCACTCTACTAATCTATGTATATATATATATTATACCATATAAACGCAAAAACCACTAAGCAACTAAATACCTAGTGGTTTCGTTTCTCCTTCTTCCTAAAAATGGTAGATGAGATATTTTTTTATAATTGGCTACCTCGAGCTTGCGTGATATTTAAGGAGCAACACGGTTTCCATTTCCACCAATTATATTTTTCATTCACGACATATAAACATCTTTTTTGCAGATTTTGTGCAAAAACAAGCGTTTCATGTCGTATTTCGTACATTATGTACAATTATTTGAACAAATTAGCGATTTTTTCAAAGATATTTAGCAACAGTTCAATCAATTTATTGATTCCTGTTACATTGATTTTGTTTCCATTATCGTCTTTAGAATCTGTATTTGGTTCATCTTTTTTATCGTCTGTTGATTCATCTTTCTTTGGATTTGATTTATAAAAATCAATATCGTGGAAGATTATATCTTTGTCGATTGGGTTAGCTGCATACTGATGAATAACACCTACACCAGATTGGTCTGATTGAATATTACCATCATTCGTACCCCAATTTGCAATCCAAATAGGATATGTTGTTTCTACAAATGTTCCTATCCAACTAGTACTAGTATAAACACCTGTATAATATCCCTTAGCACTCATATAGTCGCAGAATACTTTACAAGATAAAGAACATCTTTCTTTTGTTAAGACACCAGCTTTCTTCTTGTAATTATCTGCATCCTCCATATCAAACCATACACCTAATTGAACATTTCTGTCTTTGATTAGATTATATACATACTCTGCTTCCGCTCTAGCTTGACTATCATCTAACGCATAATCATAGCAGTACACACCATAAGGAATCTTTAATTGTTCACATTTATCTGCAAAGTATTCAAATTTCTTATCAGTGTATTCTCCATATGAAGCACGCAAGATAACAAAGTCATATTTTGATAAATCAATGTCTGAACTGTTGTGTTCTGAAATATCAATTCCATATCCCTTAACATTCTTAGTGTAATCTGTTGTGGTTGGCTTAGAAGGCTCTGTAGAAGGCTTAGAAGGCTCTTTTGTATCTTCCTTAGTATTTGTATCAGGAGCACTAAATTTAGCCCACATTTGACTTCTATCCTCTGTAGCAGACACTGCAACAAAGAACTTTCTATCTCCTTCTTTACCTACAACATATCTATGTCCATTTGTAACGCACTTCCAATAATAACGAATCTTGTCTCCTGAATTACATTGGCCAAAAATTTCTCCGCTTGGATTATCGTAGTGTTTATGTACACCATCAACAATAAATTCAGCAATTCCATCTTCTTGTGTTAATTCAATATCTTTTGTTTCAGGAGCACCGATTGTGGCCCATGGTTCAACACCATATGATTCACTACCACTAACTGCTACGAAACATCTAACTCCATTTGTATGAATCCATGAAATCCATCTATGTCCAAGTCCAACCCATTTTTCTGTATAGACTTGTTTTTCGCCCTTTACAAATGTTCCGTAAGAAGCACCTGTTGGAGTATCTCTATGAATAACGATAGCAGTATCATTTTCAAATGTGGCTATTCCATTTTCTTTAATCAATTGAGAAGCATTATATGTAGAAGCATTAGTATAGAATTTAGGTCTTAAATATCCCCAAATAGCACCTTGATAGTTTAATGGCCATAACATAGCTTTAGGGTTGCCTAGAATGTTCTGAGAGAGTGCTCTACCTTCCCAATAGATAAATATATGTCCATATCTTGCATCGCCTCCTACAGAAACTCCTACGTCACCATTTTGAGGAGCACCTGTAACAACATCAAAATAACTTAACACACCATTGCTTGCTCTGTTAAACCACCAATCACGAGCGTTTCCACGAGGAACACATGGCTTTCCTCCCCATGCCATCAATCCTTGAATCAATGAAACACATTGCCCTCCATATGGTTCACCACTTTGAACATAATTAATGTCCATTATTTGCCCTCTGTTGTTAAAAACCTTATTGAGAGCATAGTTATAAAACTCTTGTGGAGTTCCCATTATTTAACCTCCTTAGTTTTTATCTAGCAGAAAGTTTTGAATCTCATCTCTAGTTTCTTGGAGTTTATCTTTGTCGTTTTCAGAAAGCATATTGTTGATGATTGCGATATTTGCTTTTAATGTCAAATTACCACGTTGCTTATCTTCTTCTAATCTTTCTTCATGTTCTCCAAGCCTTCGAGAATGCTCATTCAATTCTTTCTTAATCCCTTCTTGTGTGATAACTAAACTTTCAATTGATTTTATTCTATCATTATCTCTTACTAACCATTCTTCGTGTTTTCTAACAGTTTCTTTTAAATCGTCATTAGGTTTCTTTACTTCTTTAATGATTTTAACTACTCCCCAAGCGGAAGCAATGAACCCAAAAAGCCATAAAACATATTCTAGATCAATAGTGATTACCTTCACTATTAGTCACCTTTGACGTTGATTTTATCAATTCCATTATCTAATTGAATCTTAACGTATTCTTCAATTTCATCAAAAGTACTTTGAACAATTTCACTAATCATTTCTTTTGTAATGATTCCATGCAATGCATCAGGCACTATATCATAAAGCTTACCAACAACTTCTTCAAACTTCTTTCCACCTGCATTAGTTGTATCTTTGTAGTTGTCCTCTGCTTCTTTAATGTATACAACTGCTTGTGCAGTAATTTTAGCAATCACTTCTTGAACTTCTTTTGCTTTAGTTTTAGCTTTCGTACTGAATTTAAAATATAAAGCTAATCCACCACAAACTAAAGTAGCAGCAGTCTGTAATAAATTTAAAAAATCTTGTACATTCATAAATTTACACCTCCAAAAATATTTCATCTCTCTCATATTTTCTGAGGTACTGTTTTATGGCATATCAATTATATAATGAAAAGAAAAGGACGTACATTTTATGTAGCACGTCCTATAACTTATACAATACATTTTGTGTGATTTAATTTTACATTGTTCTTAGATACTTTAGCATAAATCATTGTTGTAGCAATGTTTTCATGTCCTAAAATAGCATGGACTTTCTCAGCTCCCATAACTATCGAACCATCTGTAGCAGTAGTATGTCTAATTCTTATTTAATTAACTAGTTCTGATTTCATTGTTCCATTTTTTAATTGTGACATTATGGTTTACATATGGATTGTCTAAACCATTTGCAAAAGGTTCATGCAACATAGAACAATTATTACAGATAAACATTGTTGCATCTGATGTCGTATCATCACCTAAACAACTTACAAAACAAGTTCCATTTTCAAAGTATACATTTTTAATAACAACTAAATTCTTAAAAGTAGTTGAAGTTCCTTTATCTGGATTGTGGTATGTGATAGTTCCTTTTTCATCTTGTAATTCAATGTTAATACTATTATAGATACCACCATCAATAATAACAGTGCCGTATTGACCAAGCCCACCACCGATACATTGTTTAGCGTTCCAATTTGCATTGTTTGAGTTATCTATTGTCATTTTGCAATCATGATATTCATGTCTATATTGTGACACTCCAGTTGCTTCATCATGTACAACATATCTAATATTTGAACCAATAAATTCACCACCATAAATTTCAAAATCGCCCTTTCCTTGCTCAAAGCAGACATTTAAAATTGAAAAATCTGAATTTACAGTTTTATTTGTTCCAGTGTAATTACATACAACTTTAGCACCACTAGCCATGAATAGGCGTGTTCCATTTCCAATATATGGACCATGACCACTAGTATTAGGGAAGATATATGAAGATAAATTGCTTTCTCCAATTTCTTCAATCAAATTATAAGTGCCAGAATCTACATATAAATCACAATTTCCTAGTGTGTTTGCAATTTCAAGGCCTTTTGAAAATGAATTGATTTCTCTATTTTTTCCAACGAAAACTTTAGACCTACCATGTTTAGACCAGTTATAATTTTCATCTGATGTATAGAATGCATCATACTTATAGTTGTACATTAAATTTATGTTATGTGTTACAAACGCTCTATCCTTTAAGCTTAATTTAGTTCCAATTCCACTTAAAATAAATTTATTTGGCATTTTATCAAGTGCATTTGTAAGGTCAAACACGTTTACAGTGTTGTCTTTACTTTCTGAAAATGAATTGATGTCACCACTTAATATATATTTACCTTTTTTAATTTCAGAATCTAAAAGCGAATCAAGCATATTCTGGTAAACCAAAACTTTAAAAGTTGAAGTGTTAGGATTTTCAATTCTATATTTTGCGATTCTCTTTCCGTTCCAGTCTAATGTAAATTTTTCTTTCGATTTTACAAAAGGGCCATTTGTATATAATAAATTGTTAGATGAGTCATACAAGAAAATAGGGATATATGCATCAGCACCTAAATTTAAAATTTCAATTTCGATATTAGAATCAAAGTATAAACTAGTATCAACTGTAAATTCTTTTTCTGTTGTGATTTTTTCATCAATAAAAATTACTTTTTTTAATCCAACTTGATTGTCTAAATCTTCCTTTAGTTGACTAACTCCTAGTGTTTCATCTAACTGTTGAACAGTGCCTTTTTTAGTCCCTTGTCCATCTTCAACAATCAATACATCTTCCTTTTTAATGCCTGTTGTTTCAGGCAATTCTTGTATTCTAACTCCCATTATATTTACCTCCTATTTAATTTCCATAGTTTTTATAGTGTTGAATATTACCTTTTTTGTTGTAGTAAGCTGCTTTTATTTCCTTTATTACTCCATTGTCGTTGTAGAAAACTTTGGCAGTCCTTAATCGTTCTTTTCCAATTGTATCAACAATCAAATTATCTCCATTCTTAGCTAAGATGTCTACTCCGTCTTTAGTTAGAATTTCTGTTTGATACAAATTTGTATTGTATGCAATCTTCAATTGGTCAACCAATGTTTTGATAGATTTGCTAACAGGATTGTTTAAAAGTACACTTGTATCTCCTCTGTATATTACATAACAATTTACTTCATATCCTTTATCAGACATTAATCCTTCAAATATTCCATCAGTGCCGATTTTAGAAGTGTTATCTAAAGTTGCTTTAATCGTGTAGAAATCATAAGGATTTGACTCTAAAGTAGCTTTATATGTTACTGAGTTATAAGTGCTGCTTAATTCAATATCTTTGATATTTGGTATTGATATAGTAGCCGATTCAGTTTGTGAACCACTTGCAGAAATGTTTTGGAAATTAGTACTAAAATGTATGTTTCTAGAATCTACTCTATTATTCGTTGCAAATGTATACTTTAGCGTTCCACTAGCTAATACCCACTCTCCTGCTCCACTTACATTTATATTTACTCTATGACTATTGCCTCCAAAATTTATAACTGCTCCATTGTACTGCGTTGAGTTTTTGGAATAAGCATGTTTCAGATATATAGTGTAAGAAACTCTATGTTTTACATCAGGGTAAGTACCTGTAATGCTATTTCTACAATCTACACGAAAGCTAATTCCACTTATACCAGTGTTGTAAGTAGCCATCTGTTAATCTCCTATCTGAAAGTAGAAATATCCGTTAGGGCAATTTGTCGTGTTTGGGTCGGCAGTTCCAACTTTATAACGAATTGATTCAATATTTACTGCATTGTTTTCATCAGGCTGTATCGTTACGTCATTAACCTTGATTGTTTTAATAGGTACTAATTGATCTACAACTTCTTGTTTAATATATCCAGCATCATTTTGAAGCTCAGATACATTTTTAGGAATTTCAGTTTTATTTGCATAAACACTAGCTAAATCTAGATTTACAATATAATCAACAGGACTAATCGTGTTTCCATCTAATTTAATAGTTGTGATAGGCACTTGAATAGCAATGTTTTTGTCGTTGTCTTTGGCAATGTTTGTTCCGTTTACAGAAATTGTCTTTACGAATTTATTTAGAATTTCAATTAAATCCAATTGATTAGAAATGTCACCAATCATATTTCCCCATTTGATTTTCAAATTCGCATGGTCATTGATTACTTGAATTTCTTTTCCGTTGTAGATATAGAACAATCCTTTTGAATCCACATACGCATGGTCTCTACTTGGATTAGTAATATCATCTACAGAATCAACGATTTCTAGCCAAAATTCGCAATCACCATCTTTTAAAGGAAATACTACCGCCATATCTTTGTTACATACTACAGGTTGCATATTATTTTCCTCCAGCTTTCATAATGTCTGCAAAACAAGATGCACAAGAAGTAATTTCTACACCTAAGAATTTTGTACAAGCTTCAATAAACTTCTTGTTAATCTCCAAAGCAATATTCAATAATTCGGGGTCTCTATCAGAAGCTTGATATGCTTCAAACGCAGTGTACATAGCCATACTTAAATGTTTAACTAAACACCACTGTTCTCTATCCCCTTTACTACCAAAAGAATTGTATAGATAAAGCATTTGAGACCGTCTGATGTTGGCATAATCATCAATTTCATCCTTTAGTGCTTCAATCTTTTCTAAATTATCAGGAATTTCTTCTTCACTAATTAATCCATTTTCAACCTCAGAAATACGTTTTTCTAATAAGGTTTTAGCGTGTAGTTCTGCACTTGCAATTTGTGTAAAACTACGGATAATATCTTCTCCAATTCCCGAAGTGCTATATTTGTTTTCCATCTATACAACCTCCTTTTTGTATGCTTTGATAGACAATCTAGCAGACTGTTGTTTTTGTTTTCTTTTAAAGTCAATTTGTTTACTGTTCAATTTCAATAGCGATATGGCAGACTGCCAATCTCTAGGATTTTGTTTTACATGATTTGATAGGTTTTCAATCCTTTGTTCATATTTGTTCATAGATACCTCTTATCTGTTGACATGACTATATTTAAGATAATTTACTAACGTACAATCAAAATTACCGTTTCCTGTTACTTTGATTGTCTTATATCCTGGGTCTAGTATTCTATTTCTATCGCTTTCTGAAAGATACCCACAAGCTTTAAGAACATCAAAATTAGAGTATTGCCCAGGCCATAGTCCATTTCCTGTAATCCACGCTCCGTTGAATTGCTGCTTGAAATATGGTGTCATGTCGATTCCTTCAATCTCGATATTAAAGTTTGTAGCAGTAGAATTATCTATTACTAGTTTAAACTCAAAACGTTCATAATAAATCAAATCCTGAGAAATTGACATTCCTATTACCGCTGGTTTAGAACTTGAACATCCCCATCTAGGGAACTCATACCCATAAAAGTCAACTGTGTGGTTTCTACGTTGAATGGAATTGTATCTTCCTTTTTCTTTCAAATCATAGACACTATCAGCTAATATATTTATCGCCTTACTAATATCCATAACTACTCACTCTTTCCGTCTCTATCTGTTCTAAGGAATTTCTCTAGTGTCAATGTATCTATTTCAATTCCTGTTTTATCTATTTCTCTTTGTAGGCTTGTGATATAGAACCAATCGTCTTGTTTTAGAATACGTTTCATGTATCTATTACAACTTCCCAATTGCAATAAATTGAGATCATAAATAAATCTGATTCTATCGCCTACATTTACTTCTTTAGGTAATGCTTCACAAGAAACGTTGATAGCAAACTTTCTTCTTGCATTGATTAGTTTTCTACAGGCACAATCATATACAACCTTGGCCGCATATATTCTATCGTTATCAGTAATGATAGTTGTTCCATTTGTAGACTCAGGGTCAATGCTTTGTTGTACATAAACACTCTTTACTCTGAAAATACCAATGATATTTGATGTACTGATTGTTGTTGTATTGCAATAGGGATAAGGTTGGTTTTGGCCAAAGAAATTCGCTCTTCCATTTCCAGCATCTGAAACGTACATTGCAACGTGTGATGCAGGTGTGTCACCACCTCTACCGAATATGCACCAATCTCCAAATTGAGGTGTGCTAACATAATCAAAGTACTGAGAATAACCTAATTCATCTCTGTTATACCAAATGTAATCTGCGTATCCATCACCGCCTATAGCTCTTGTAGGGTTGGGATAATTTAATGTTTGCAACGCTTTCTTCCATGCATCTACACATTGATATGGTTGTTCAATTGGCACACCATCCATGTCAATAGATTGACCGTTCCATGTATTGATAAAATTCTGAGCGTTCCAAGGTCGAGATTGTGTTTTATCTGTATCGGTTGTAGTTCCGTTATCATCTTGTTCCCACTCAGGAATCAAACCATAAATACGTTGAGCAAATTCAATACGCTTTTGATACTGTAAATCAATAGATGTATCTCCACGCTCATAATCCGCCATAAAAGCCATTACCATGTAATTCATATCGGCTTCCATGTGTGACCATTGTTGGAATGTGATGTTATAAGAAGAAGTTGGAATCCAAGGGCCATTTGTAGCATTTGTTGACCATTCTTCAACCAACTTAGCTACTTCCCCTTTTCCATACATTGTGTAGCTTGAATAACCATGAGAGCCAAGCCAATTTGTAATTCGTGTGTATGGAGTCCACTGAACAAGACCAAATCCTTTTTGAGAATCAGGAACATCACCCATTTGATACAAGTTAGGATTTAATGTTGATTCCACATGACATGAACCACATAAAGCTGCAATAGCAGATTTACTCCAAATGTCTTTTAAAGAGTGCCATAAAGCTTTAGCATTGTTTATTTCCTCTGTATCAGTTAAATATCTCTGTTCTTTAGGAATGACCCATTTATAATCCTTAGAGTCTTTTGTCATATCCTCTAGACTGAATGGCGATAAATCATCAAAGGCAAATGTTCCTTCAATGAATACACCGCTTTCATATCCAACCGACTCTGTATCAATAATCGAGTACTCCAATTGATTGTTAGGAGCTAATTTAGGAAAGTCTACATATTCATAATCACGCTCGTTATTTATGTTTGATCTCAAAATAACTACAGGGAATTTAGGGTTCTGCAAGCTTTTATCGTTATATACTTCTCTCAATGATAAAGATGACATACCACTATCAGATTTATTGGCATAAACAGTAGCTAGATTAATAACATCTGAAAAATCGGTTTCCATTGTTGGCTCACCAATGATTCTGTAGTTTCTGCCTAATGTTGGCTTATTGGAAAGCATAACAGGTTGTTTCTTTCCAAAATATCCAACTTCAACTTGCTTATCATTTGTAAATGGAACTCTCCAATAAACAGATGGTGTCAATTCACAAGTTTTAGTAAGTGCATCTAATTTAGATTGTCTAGAATAAACGTAGTCAATCTTTTCATTATCAATCTCAGTTTCAAAATTCATCTTCCACTGAGTTGAATAATACATATCTTCGCTTTCGTATACGTTCTTTATAAGAGCGTTTTTAACCGCATAATTCGTTGGGACTTGTCTATATGTCCATTCGTTAATTACGTGCGTTAGAGATATGTTTAAACCACTTACAGATGGTTTGTAGTCGGTAATCATTCCGTAGAAAACTCCACAATCCATAATTACTCGCATTTCTTTTCTTCCTGATATTAAATCGTAGTATTCGTTAGGAATTGTGATTTGCATTTCAGGTACTGTCATCAACTCATTTGAAAAACTGATTGTGCTTAAAGCCTCTCTGAATCTTTTCTTAACTTTTCCAAATTCTAATATTTCAAAGTAAGGAATCATATTTACTCCTAACTACCAATTTTGCCTTGTCCTACCCATTTACCATTTTTTCTAATTCTACTTGAACCTTGGTTTTCTTTATTTGCTTTATCGGCACTGTACTTGCCAATAGTTACCCAAGAGTCTTTAACTCTCTTTTTAAACCATCCTGTAGCTCTATCCAAAGAATAGAATATACCGCCTTTTCTTACTGCCCATGGTCTGAAATCAGGGATAACCTGTTGAATTGAATATATATTCTCGTAAGGGAATGTAGCATCTTCACCTCTTAATTCAACTTTAACGTGTGTTGTATCTGTTGGAAGTTGTAGCTTACCATTCCATTGACTATTTTGTGCTACTGTTTCCCAACCTGATGAATAAGCTAATGGCCATGTATCTGCATGAGAGAATATTACTTGATTGTAAATCTCTCTCCATGATGTTTTATTGTTGTTAGAAACGCTAATGATCAAAATATAGTTATATCTTCCACCATACTGTACATACTTTCCGTTTCCTGTATATTGACCAGCATCCGTTACACAATATCCAACTAAATCTAATGTGAATGTAACACCATAGTTTCCATCATCTGAAAAGTTTATACCTTTTCCATATCCTTTAGAATGGGCAATAGCAAGTGGGAATCCAAAGTCTGCGGTATCGCCTGGATTTCCACCTAATACTATGTTTGCGTATGGCCCTGTGTTATCGTAAGCTCCATGAAAGTTTTGCCATGCCATTAAACACCACCAGCCAAATCATTCTCAGAACTTCCGTTATTAGTACGGATGTATGAGTTCCCATCAGGAGTACCACCAAAGATATTGATATTACCTGTTGCAATGCTTCTTCCGTCATTGAATTTTCCTTCAAATACAGTATCTCCCGTTTGTTTCCATGCACCACTGTTTTTAAGGTTAATAAGAATCTTTTCAACAGCACTGTACATATCACCAACACTGCCTTCAAGTTTTCCAACTTTGCCTTGTAAATCTCTGATAGCATTCCAAATCTTTTGGATTTCTGCCCATAGTTTCTCGATTTCTTCCCATTGTCCGCAATCAGAACAAATCATTACATCCATGATACTGATTAAATTCTTTTCCAAATCTCTGATAGCTTCTTTTGTATCGCAAACATCAATTGTATCAATCTTTTCCAACAATCCGCCTAATAGACAATCGTTCATATCATGCATATCTGTACAGTTATTGTGCCCCTTATTTTCAAAACCTTGGTTTGCTTTAAGATTTGCACAAATAGTATCTGTTACACCTTTTTGAATTAAATTACTGCTTGTAGCTTTTAAAGAATCGCAAGCAGAACAAACATCTTTATTCATTTATGTGTACCTCCTAATCTCTACAGATAACAAAATTAACCTTGTTATCATTTACAAAACGAGTATGTAGAGATATTTCATCATCTTCTACCCAATCAACATAAATAGAAAGGAATTGCAACCAATTTGTTGTTTCTCCAGCTTTTACTGTTCCACTCATGCTTAATTCAACTGTTTTGTTAATATCTTCTTCAAATGAAGCATTTGTGATTTTCTGATATACCAATGACCCACTCCTATTAGGAACACGAATCGAAACAGTAGGATATGAACCTGCTGAAACTCCCGTCATTTTATAAGAGTAGTGTTTCAATGTAACGCTATTGAATTTGTATGTAGCACTCTTATCTTTGTTAGGTTTCATACAGAAATCAACTTTTCCCGTAATAACTCCGTCCGCTACTTTCGTATATCCACTTGTATGAATCCAATCTGAATAATTGAATCTGAAATTACCTTGTCTGTCAATTGCAACACTCAATTCAGGTGTGGACTGTTGAATAGTATATTGTGTTTCGATTGCCAAATTTTGAAGTTGAAGATTATACAACTGGTCTTGCAATCCACACATCCAACAAATCATAGCTGCTTTCATGTTGTAATCATTGTTAGCATATTGACTCATGAATAATTTCCAATCACACAAATCAAATCCATCTATGATGTCATACAAGCCTTTTGTAAGGCAATCGTTGGCATTTTCCATGTCTGTACACGTATTATTGCCATTTTCAGGATTTAAGCCTGTATCGTTTCCTAAAGACGTACAGATTGAATCTGTAACACCATTTTGGATAAACTCTGCACTGCTATCTTTTAACTTTCCACAAGCAGTGCAATAACTTTTTACATTTGCCACTGCAAGCCTCCTTAATTTGTAAGTTCATCAACATCTATATATACACAAGCCATCTTACAACATGAGCCTGTGACAACTAATCTATTCATTCCATGATGTACTGTGAATCCAAATTCATCTTCTATTACTAGATTATCTAAATCTACTTCCTCTGATGAACAACATCCATCCGCAGTAAAGTATAAGTTCCAACTTGAATCAAGTGTTAAAATTCCATCATATTCACCTAAAATCATCATTTTATTTCCGTTTATTTCAATTTCAGGGTTTTGGAATTTACCATCTAGAATCAACTTTACCTTATCTGTATCTAATACTGTTCCACTGTAGAATCTTCCAGCAATTGACTCAACACAATAATCTTTTTTACAGATTTTATTTCTGATTAAATCATCACCGAAAATCTGTTCACCTTTGATGCAATCGTAGACAATCTTGTATGAATTGCCACAATTCATAAAATCTTCCAATGCTTTAGTTCCCATTACACATAAAGATGTTTCCTCTGTAATGTCTCCACAATCACATAAACACGAATTGCAAGTTTCCATATCAGGAGGGCAAGTAACGCAACACGATAAGCACTCTTGAGCATCTCTGAAATCATCACAATCTAGGATATTGCATACAGAATAAGGAACTAAGAATGTTTTCTTTGTGTCTGCAATATGCCATACACCTTCCCAAAGTTTAAAATCAATATCCATTGATAGATAGCCTTGGTATTTTTTGTAATCTTCACTAAATCCTGTGACATAAGCCCATGCCCAAATCAATTTGTTATCTTGAATTGCCCATAACCTTCCAGGTTTAAGCAAATTCAAATTGAAATAGTCACGTAGGAATCTTCTATCTTCATCATGAAAATGTTCATAATTAAAATTCAATGTTAAGGACAAGTCACCTTCCGTAAGAAACTGTTGATTCTTTTGAAAAGCAACATAACTACCATGTCCGTAACTATATTCTTGCGTTGCAGTCTTTGTATCTTGCTTTAGAGAGGCAGAGGAAATCTCCTCCGCACTGTCTATTACAAGATCATTGAACTGAACGTATGTTTTTAATGGGTTTAAGTTATAACAAGTCATTATGCCAAACCTCTCAAGCATCTACCTACTTTGATAGCCTGCCTTCTTTCGTTTCCTTCGTTGAAAGCGATACTGTTATTCGTAACACGATTATCATTATTGTTGATAGTCACATTCTTATTAACAACACTTCCAACTTGAGAACCATATCTAGTAGACAATTCTTTGAACGCACCTTTCAAATCCATGTTATTTACTTTATCCATGAAGCTTTGACCTGCTTTCTTAACTGCACTACGTTTCATTACATACTCACCAGGAGTTAGCATAGCAGGCACTGTATCTGTTCCGCTAGGTTTCATAACAATAGGTTGTCCGCCTCGTTTTAAGTAAACTGGGCCACCTTTAGCAAACTTAATATTGTTTCCTTTAGATTCATTTCCCATATTTACTTTAGGAGTTGTTGTACCGCCTGTATTAATATTTCCTGACTGATTGTTGAACGCATTTTTAAACGCACTTCCTAAGTATTGTCCTAAATCTGTGAATCGTGTTGAATATCCATACATCATAGTAATCTGATTAGAGATTGAACTAGACATATTAGAGATACCTTCACTGAATCCACTCACAACATCTTTTCCAAACTTCTTACCTACTGATTTGAAGCTTTTCTTCTTCAATGAAGCTTTTGCATTATCAATCTTAGTTCCAAATGAACCTTCAATATCAATGCTTTTGAAGCCTTCAATAATTCCATTGGCCATATCTGTACCAGATGTATTAAATTCAGATTTCATGTTTGATAAAGTTGTGGCCATGTTGTGGAATGAAGTAACGATTGAGTTTACTTCTGTAACAACATCTGTAGTAGCTTCTCCAACTTTCAATCCTTTAACATTGTTTAGGAATGTTTGAATACCTGTTGTGACTTCTCCAATCTTAACAAAGTCTAGATTTAATCCAACGATAGAATTTAAGCTATCACAAATTGTTTTTAACTTAGTAACTGTCGTATCAACGTTGCCAATATTTTTGATATTTTTTGTCAATCCTTTGTTAGTTGCTAAATCATTGATTACATCTCCAATTTGCTTAATATTTGCTCGTAGTGATTCAAAATCAAAACCATCTGAATAAACATTCAAAGTACCAAAATTAAGGATTATATCGCCTAAAGTAGTGATAGCATTTAATGCGTTTGTAAATAACTCGGCATCAGGTATTTGTTTCAAGTTATAAGACAACATATTCTTGTCTTTTCCTGTTCCAACACCAGCTACAGAAATATAACCAATTGCTTGAGAAATACTCTCAATTGTATTTTTAATATCTTCTGCCTTTGGTAAAGGATTGCTTGTCATTACTGCTTGCAAGTTTCCAAATTCAGGAACAATCTGTTCCAAAATCTTCAATGTATCTAGGAACTCTTGAGCATTTGTAGCATTTAAATTAGATTTAATATTCTTTGTAACATCAGGGAATACAATCTTCTTCATTTCTTGAACAACACTAGCTACGTTCTTTAAATTGCTTACGCAATTATCAACATTTATCGAACTAGCATTAATGCTAGATAATTCAGATAGGCTAGAAGCCATTGTTGTATAGTTCTCAACGATACTGTTTGCATCTGCAATATTTGTTGCACTTGATGTACTGACTGTAGGAAACTTAAAATCATTAATATTCTTAACAACCTCTTGAATTTCTTCAAATTGATCGTTGAAAGAACTGCTATCAATACTCATTCCTTGCACTTTTGAAATTGATTCTCCAATAGTAACAAGTTTCTCTAGAATCCTAGTGATATTCCAAGTCTCCATATCTTTCCATAAAGACTCAGAACTTTTAATAACTTGACTCCACCAAGAAGACAATGTTCCTCCGCCTTCAAACATATCAATAACATCCATAATTCCTTGGATTTTCTTTTTAAGTCCTTTTGTGTTTGAAGGAACATTCTTATCTACTTCTTGCATAGCTTTAGCACAAGCAATCAATGTACCAGCTAGTCCTGATGTTGTTACCATTCCTAGTACTTGGGCCAATGTAGAAATTCCGCCTGTATATACACCTAAAGCACCTTGTCCACCTGTTATAGCAGCCATTAATACGATTGATTTAACTAATCCAGTCAATTTATCGTCAAAAGCACTAGTACCATCAGGCATAGTCTTATCTAGCTCTTGCATAGCTTTAGCAAATAGCCATAAAGCTCCGCCTTGACCTAGCATTAACGCAACTCCTGTTAGAACATTTTCGTATCCTAGAAGTTTTGATAATCCTGCATCTATTGCTCCTAATCCACTCATAGCTCCCATAACTGAGAACAAATTAACTAAGCGTAAAGGCAATGTTGTAACGTCATTTGGAACATTCTTTTCAATTTCCTTTATCGCTTTGCAATAAAGGATAATTGTTCCTGCACCACCAGCTATGATAGCTAATGAAGATAATTTATTTTTAAATCCTTCTGCATCAAAAGTTTTTGGAGTGCTTGTAGCAGCAGTAATCTCATCTGAACTTTTGAATACATCTTTAATAGAACTAAATTTACTTCCTAGTTTACCTAGGAAAGGAATATTGAAACTCTTTCCTTTGAATTTTGAAGCAACGTTTACTAAATCTCCTAAAAGACTAATTCCACCGCTTCCAAGTTTCATTAACTTACCAGCATACTTTAATCCAATACCAATTTGGATGTAGTCTGATACGAAACGTCCTAACCCTTTAGAAAAGCTTCCATCTCCCATTTCAGTGATTTTATCTTTTGCGAAATCATATAGATCGCCAACAAGAGGTTTGAAGAAATCTATTGCTCCTTTGAAATCATCTAATCCTTGTTTAAATCCACCAACAAAATCTTTGAAACTTAATGTTTTTAAAACACTCCATAATTCAGAGAACTTCGTTTTAATGAAGTCTATACCTTCGCCAATCTCTTTTTTATGACTTCTAATGAAGTTCGCTCCTATATCTCCTAAGCCTTCGACTTTTTGAGAAAGTTTGTAGATATTTCCATAGATTGTAGCTCCCGTCAATTCTGTTGAAACCTCATCTAATGCACCTAACCACTTTTCTTCGGCTTTACTAAATCTCTTAGGGATTAAGTCAAAAGCGTTTGAGATTGTAGATACAGACGATTTAACCATAGTTGCCAACGAATTTAGGCCACCACCGCCTTTTTCATCCAATTCAATCAGAGCATCCTCAAATTGTTGCAATGAAATAGTTGGATTTGACCCTGTAAATGCTTCTCTAAACTCTGCAAATGACATATTAAATTTCTTTGCAATAGCAGTTAAGGCTGGTGTCATGCCTGCATCTTCCATTGACCTCAATGTACGAGCATCCATTTTAGAACCCATGATTTGAGAATACTGAGTAACCGCATTGTTTACTCCCTCAGAATCACCACCGAATGTCAAAATGGAATCATTAATTGCCGAGAATAGTTTTTGAGACCTGTCTAAATCATGATTGATTGAAGTAAATCTCGTAACATGGCTTAGAGCATCATCTAAAGTTGTTGGTAGGCCCAAAATGCTTTCATCTAGGTTATCAATCATCTTTTGAATTTTAGCCGTAGAATCGTCTACATCACCTACTACAGTGGATAATGTTCTTTTCGCAACGTTGATTGTGTCGTATCTTTTAACACCATTTGAAAGTGCATCACCAATTGCGTTTTGTGTACTTGAAACCAATCTATACAAACTAGAATATCCAACACCTTGTACTAAGAATCGTCCAATATCTCCTATTGGATTGTTTTGGAAATTCTTGGCAATGTTCAACATACTAGAGCCTAGATTTGACATCTTATTTCCAACATCAAATGTAATCTTACTAGCAGTTTTCAAAGCTTTAGCAGCTTGTTGAAGTCTGTTAAGCTTATTCATACTATCTTCAAAACCGATAATTTGCGATTTAACATCTGCGGTAGTATTGTTGACTTCATCTTCTTTTGAAATCATATCGCCTAACTGCTTATTGGCATTTTCTAATTTGTCTGTTTTAGCGTTAATATCAATTTCTTCTTTGTCTAAATCCGCAATCGTATTATCAAACTCATTAGCTAACTTTTCGGCATCTTTTAATGAAGAAATATCAGCTTCTACTTTGATTTTTTCTTTGTTGAAGTTGTTGATTTTCTGTTTGATTTTATCCATCTCAATACCGACTTCGTTAAGTTCGTATTTAAGCTGCTGACGCATATTGTACAATCCTTTAAGCAAATCGTCTCTTTTACCTTCGCTCAAAGTCTTGTCATTCAATACATCTTGTATATCGTTTGCGTTTTGCTTTAACTCAATGTCGATAGCTAATTTTTTATTGTTCAGAGAATACAATTCTTTTTTTAGATTTGAAATATCCTCTTTAATATCTGCTAATTTATTTCTAAGATTTGCTAAATTATCTAAATCAACTTGCATAGCAAGTCTTTGTTTCATTAGCGAATCTCTTTCTTTTTTTATTTCTTTTAATCTATTTTCCAACCTATCCAATTCCGCAGTGTTAGCTGCAAATTGAATTTTAGCTTTTTCAATAGCTTTTATTTGTCTTTCTAATTCATTTAATCTTGCTTTGGCATCCTTAATGTCAAGGACTAACCTAGCACCGACTTCACGTACTGACATCTTCGGACTCCTTCGCTAAATCTGTTTTCTGAATGAAATGAACCGCATATCTGTCAATCTGAGGTATTTTCTTTTTAGAATTTTTATTTGCCTCGTTGATTTCATTCCATGTTTTATCGCTTTGTAGATTTGCGTAGTACCCAAAGGCTACAACTAATTCAGAAACACCCCAATGGTCTAATATCTCATTGGGGCGTATTTTTAGAATTTTACCGACATAATGAGCCATGGTTGAATAAAGATTTAGTTCTGCAACATAAGACTTTGCTTTTTTTACTGAATCCTTTTTATCATCCCCCTTATCAATTATTTGATAAAAACTGTTTCTACCTCATTGAATAATTCAGGATATTTGATAATTAGGCTAATCATGCAAGTTAAAACTGAATATTGCATCATGTGATCTTCATAAAATTCATCTAATCCTAAGAAAATTGCAACAACTTTATAAAGTCCATCAACTAAATTTGTAGAGGATTGAGCGTATAAATGGAAAATCTGTTCATTTGCTTCTTTCATATACGCTTCATAAATCTGAACCATAGTCTTGTTCACTTCTTCATCATCTGCATCTGTTGTAACGATTCCATCTTTTCCTTCAATGAATTTGTGACCATAATATTCCTCGATTTCTTGGAATTTTTCTTTATATGGGTCAAGGATTTGTTCTGCATCCAATAGCAATGGTTTAACTTCGATTAAAGCTTCTACCATCTTCATATCTTGTCTAGGAGATAATGTTAGATTTTCAAACTTCTTATCGAACATAACGTATTGCCCTACTCTTTTAGCATTCTCAGGAACATCAATTTTATGTTCTTCGATTTCTTTTTCAGTGAATCTGAAATTCACTTCAATATCAATTGTTTTAACATCTGTCTTATTTGCATCACCAACAACTGCAATTTCACCACCATTGCCATAGACTGCGTGAGGAGTATCATCCTCACGAGCTACTTTTAACTTTTCAATCATGGCATTTAACTGTGTTGGTTCTAAAATCTTTTGTTCTTCCATCTCATTTGCCTCTCAATTTCTATAAATTAGCGTTAGCTTTGTTTACTACATATACTTCATACCAGTTTCCACGAGTATCTTTCTTGAACGCTAAACTAAATTCAAACGCTCCGTCATCAGGGATACCCATTGGGAATGAAGTAATTTTTGCATTGTGGTAAGTAAATACTTCCGCAGTTCCATCACTTCTATAACGAGTGATTGTAACTTTCGCTCTCTTATTCTTTAAGCTATCGTTGTTTGCTACATAGTGTTGCAATACATCAACAGTCATTGGATAAGAAATCTTTAATGTTTTACCAACTAAATTTTTGTTGAAGTAAATCTTTGAACCTTCAATATCTAAGCTTGGATTGATTTTACTGTTCAATACTTGGTATTGAGACTCATCTAAGTTAGCCAACAATGGAGTGTTGATTCGGTTCAATGTAGAATCTGTAATATTGCATTGGTCACTCAATGCTACATAGATAAATCCACATTCTTCAACAAAGTGGTCTGCAATATGGATTGAACCATATTCAGGATGATCTTTATCCGCTTCAATAACTACTTCCTGAGTACGCATCATAAAGCCTTGAGACTTATCTCCCTTGCCAATGAATGGGTTCATAGTTAAGTAGTTAGATGTTAATTGAGTACCTGTAAATGAACGCTCAATAGAAGCAGAATCATCATCATAAGAATCATCAAAGCAACTTGTATCTACAGGGTCTACAGTATCGTCACCATCAAATCCTGATAAGCAGCTTACTTTAATATCGTTGTTAGAATCTAAGTCTGCAAATTCTTCAAAGAAAGATATTGAAGAAAGACCAATCAAGATACTATCTGATGATTTATCTGTTAATGCTACTTCAATGCTTAAACGGACACCAGATGTACTTGCTTCCCATCCTGTTCCTGATACCTTTGTAGGAACTGTAGATAGGTCAATCTGTACAGGGTAGAATCCTTCTTTATCTGCTTTTAAAGTGCTTGTATATTCATCTGCATTAGTCATTTCATGATCTAAAACATCTGAAATCTTTGTTGTGATAGTGTAAGTACCTGCTTGAGGAACATTTACGTAGTAGTAAACAACACCTGCTGCAAAGTCTAATGCATTTTTCAATGCTTTAAATACTGCACCACTTGTGTGTACTTTGTTTCCGTCTGAACCTTCTGCATCCGTTTCTTTAGAAGTGATGAACAATGTACCTGTATTCTTACATCCAAATGATTCGCAAACGTTGATTAAATCAGGTGCAATAGTACGTGATGTATAAGCACTAGAAGTACCTGTAATCTTTTCAAATTTACGAGTGTTGATTTTTAAACAAGAATCAATATCACTCATGATAGTAATATCAATTTCCTGAGTTTTAGTTAATTTAGAGACACTTAATTTGTCACTAATGATTTTGTTAATGTTACAGTTAGACATTATTTTTGCCCTCCCATTGTAGCTTTTAGTACACGCTCCATAGCACGCTCTGCTTTAGCACCGCCTAATTGATTTAAAGCGTTTAATTTGCGTGAAACAAATGCTTGAACATCTACTTTCTGTTCAGGAGTCTTTTTAGCTTTTACAACTTTTTCTTCCATTTTTAATCTCCTTTATTTAACTTTTGCATCAAATCTAGATACCGCTCTAGCAACAAAATCATTTGCCTTTCTAGGTGGCATCTTAATTTTGTGTGCAAAGTGTTTCTTTCCCATTTCATCTACCCAAACGAATGGCCTTCCGTTTTTACGTACTAACGTATAAACACGTTTAGTTCCATTCTGTACCATTGGTGAGTAATCAACGTGAGAAGGGTTTCTAGAATCTTTTTCTAGTTTGTCCGCATCTACTCCGATTATATATTCAGTATTAGACACTTTTTCTTTCGTGATCGAATCCTTTAAAGCACCTGGCCTATATTCATTCCATGGCATACTTGTCATTTCTTGAGCATAGAATCTACTACCTCTTGGAGCTTCTTCTCGCATGATTTCTTCTAAATCACTAGCCAATCCTTCAAAATCTTCTTCACACGCTTCTATAACATCTTCTAAGAGGCCTTTTAGCATTCCCTACCCCTCGATAAAGGGGTAATAAAGTTTTCCTCCGTAGACGTATTTAAATCCTTTTAGGAATACACCATCTTCATACGATACTTCCTCAACTTTGTTCATAAGGAATATTTTTACTAGGCCACTAGGCAAACACATACGTTTTGAATACTCGTAAGATGTGTTTGATTTGGCTTTCGCACCGCATACAGGGCATCCGTTTTTCTTTGTGGAACTTTTCATTCCAATATATTTAATTCTCATACTACTGCACCAACCCATGTGTCTTTTGAATTACATACTGACAAGATACCTAACTGTTCAGAATACGCTTTTGTAATATGTTCACGAACATACACACTAATTGAAATCTGAGCATCAGAATTTTCTTCTGAAATAAGAACATCACTACCATCTGTTTCTTCACACGTGCTACAACCACATTCACATCTATTCATTGCGATAACGAATTGTAGGAAGTCGCAGAATACAGGCAATAGACATTCTGGTATCGTTTCATATCCAGCTACATAACTGACAACGATTTTAGATAATTCATCACATCCACAATTGCACACATCTTTGTAGTCGATATTAGATAAATCAACGTAAACGATACTGTCGTATGGGTTATAAGAAAAATCTTTATCAACTTCTAGTTTGTGAGTAGTAAATGTAATTCTTTCTCTAGTGATAACAGATACTTCAATCGTTGTTGGATCAATCATTGGATAGAATAGCGGTATACGTACAATTCCTGAATCGCAACCACATTTCTTAAATTCACCAACATCAAAGACTTCCTCTCTTTGAGATGAGAGGAAAGTCTCACAAGGATGGTTTTTCCAACAAGTGATGGTACTAATTAAATCAATTAGTTCTCCAACATTCTTTTCAAGCTTATCTGCTTCTAAATCGCTTTCCTTTATGCACGAACAATAGTTTTTTAATTGTTCGATAATTTTTTCGTACATTATTCACCAATGTTGATTGGTACGATAGTTGTTGGTTTCAATACAAGGTCTAATCCGTTTAATGTATCTCCTAATGTAGCTGCTGACATTGGAATACCTTGGATAACCATTAATCTGTTTGCATCTGTTCCAAATGCACATCCAAAGTTGTAGTAGTAATCACATTGAGTACCGCATCCTTCAGATGGTGTATCTGTAGCACCGAATGTATGACGTTGGAATTTTTCAGATGGTTGGAAAGTAGTTCCCATTACCAAACCTACTGTATTTCCTTCTAATACCCATACATCACCTGTACCTTTTGTAATGTCACATGGAACTAATTTATCTGCGATAAATCCATGTCCTTTAAATGTGACTTCGCCTGTTTCTTTATTGCGAGTCCATCCATCAGGATATTCACCATTGAATTTACCTGGAACGATAACAGATTTAATACCTTCAAGTACTAATGGGTGACAAGCAAATTTGTAATCGCCATCTCCTAAAGCTGCCAAACGTAATGCAACTGAATCAAATGCAGATAATACGTTTGTACCTACGATTTTGATAACTGCTTTATCTTCCATTACTTCCAACAATCCATGGAATGGTTTTAATGTAGCAGTACCTGTAGCCATTGTTCCTAAAATTACGTTAATAGCAGTGAAGTATGCCATTGAAATTAAATCCATACGTTTCTGAGCTTCTTTAATAGTTTCTCCTTCACGTTGGAAGTAGCAAACCATGTCATTCGCTTTGATTTTACGTGTTTCATTTACTAAGCTATCCATAATAGGTTCGCAGCTCTTTAAACACAATAATGCCAATGGAGCATTGCTACCGCATTTAGCTAAATCTAATGGAACCCAGCAACATTCACCTTGTGTTGATTTAGGTTCTGTTGTTCCGTATGTGAATGGCAACTGAATATAGAATTTGCCATCTTCTTTTTTTGTAACACTCCATGCTCCTCGGTTCATAGCACCTTGCATCTTACGTGAAGCTGGTGTGTTCATTAACCAAGAAACTAATGGGAACACGTTTTGGAATGGATTGGCTGGTGAGTTGTCTGAATAATCAGTACCGATACCAACTGTTCCTGCATTTGATTTAGAAGCGTTTGCTGCTAAATTCTGTCTTGCTTTTTCATAATCAATATAAGCTCTTGAGAATGATGTTAAATCCTCGATATTAGAACTTAGACGTTCTACCATTCCTGGTGTAACTGCCATTTTTTCTAATAATGTGTTATCAGGATTTGTAAATAATAAATCTAACATGGTTTACCTCCTATCCCCACATATCTTCGCTAACTTTAGAAGTAGAAGTTAATTTTTCTTCTTTATTTTCTTTATCGTTAGCTTGTCCTGAGATTAAACTAGACAATCTGTCTAATGTGCTTTCTGCTTTCTTTTCAAATTCTGTTTTTTCTTTCTTAGAATTTTTTAATTTTTCTTTTAATTCGGCATTTTCTTGTTCTAATGCTTCAACTTTTGCACTTAAAGCTTCAAAAGCATCCATGAATTTGTTGATTTTTTCCATGTCATCCTTAGACATTTCAACAGTTTCCAAAGTTTCTTCGCCTTTTTTAGCTTCTTCTTCGTTTTCAGTACCTTCTTCTTTACTTTCAAGTTCTTTTTCTTCTTTTTCTTCCTCTTTGTTTTCTAAAGCTTCATTCTTATTTTCTTCTTTATTTTCAGAACTCAACTTTAAAATCTTTTCCCATAGGTTCATTTCTGAGTCTCCTTTACTGTTTAAATTTTCGCCTGTACTGTTTACATTGGCTGGATTTGCAACAACTGAGAAACCAGCAATCTCGATTTCGTTATAGAATGGTGCATTAAATTTGAATGACGATTCCAAATCAAGTGTTCCTCTCAGTTCTGCACTAATGCTCAATGGTATTTCTTGCTTCAATAAATCTTGCACAATGTGCAATTCCCTATTTAGTTTGACGTTTACATCAAGGCCTTTTCTTCCATCCCCAATATCGACAACTGTTAAATCATCTTTAGTCCATGTACCTAAGTTTAAAGGGAGTGATGCAATGTCAATGTGAGCTAAGTTGATATATCCTACATAATCCGAACTCAAGCTATCGTAGAATGCTTGTACTGCCCCTTTTTTGATGTATAGACGAATATCATCTCCACCCTCATATGTTATTGCCCCCTCGTCAATAAGACGTGTTGGCTTGTTTTCTACGTACCCTGAGGATAGGTTTACACTGACATAATGGTTTTCTTTATCTACGCTCGATAAAGTGATTGCATTGTCGTAAAATGCTTTTCCTTTTTTTCTACGCTCAAGGCTATCTTTAATGCTTGATACATATGTTGGAACTCTTTTCTTTTGTGGCATTATTTCTTAGTCTCCGTTTCTACTACGATTACGGGCTTATAGAATAATTTCTGAATCCTTCCACCACATGAATTACATTTCTTGACTTCGTATGGAATCTTTGCTCCTTTTAAGATTTCTTCCATTGTGGAATCGTATCTCTTTTGAATAGTTTTGTTTCTAAGTGCTTCTAACAAAACTTTATCTTCGGGAATCTTGTATTTCTTCTTAGGCTCTAGAACTACATATCCGTATAGCAAAGTACCGCTATCTAATTTTGAATAAACGTCAATTTGCGTTTTTTCTTCGATAACATCAAGAAGTTTCAAATACTGTTTTGCGTTCTTTGCTGCTTCTTCCAATGCGAACTCATGTCTGCCATTTTGCTTTAAGAAAGCATTTCTTTCTTCTAGGGAATCGAACCAAGTAACACCGTTAATAGTTTGTACGTTGTTTTGCATGGTCTCTCCTTCTAAGCATCATGGCATTGATCGTCTGTATACTTTGTTTCTGTTTGTTCTGAGCGTTCTACTTTTGCTACATTGCAGAATAAGAATGAAGTCCAAGTTGTTACTGTTTTTTGATTAGGTGATTGACCTGTTGTAGTAATAACTGGATACTCAAATCCAATAGCTCCGTCTTGGTCATTCAATTTGTTATGCCAAGCAGTGTTAAAAGCAGTCGCATCTTTTCCTGTTAAAGTGATTGGGTTTCCATACCCTTCTTTAAAAGTGATTTTTACAGTGAAACTACGTTTAATTGACATTTATGTATCTCCTTTCATTATCTTGCATATAAAAAGGCAATACTTCGAAATATGCAAAAATCTATATAGACAGTGAAAACTGTTTATACCTTTTGTTTATTTCCAAATATTGCCTTGTTTTTTTCTTTTTACTTCTAATTAAAACTCTAATGTATCTTCTACTTCTTCTGTTGGATTATTACCAATCAATTTAAAAATCTTGACCATTGATTCTTTGTTCAATTTTCCTTTGAACTCGTTGATAAATTCTGTATCTGAAATATTTCTTTGACCAATTAAGAATAAATCAGCATTCCCTTTTGAATCTTTCTTAGCTCCAATCTGATATACAGGAATTGTAGTTGTATATACACGTCCACTTGCCTGTTCTTTACAAGCTCTGTAGTCTGTTACGACTTCGTAATATACATCTTTAACAACTTCTTTTTCTTTCTTCGTTTTTTCATCAACAATCGTCTCTTTTACTTCAACTTTTCTGTATCTGTTCTCAAAGAAAGAAGTTGGAACTGCAATTGCATTGGCTTTTGTTTCCAAATATCCTAATCCATCAGGTCTCATAGGTCTTTCACCAAATTCAACCTCTTTACCTTGGATTTTCTCTTTTACCAATCCAATCTTGTTGATTCTCTGTGCATCTTCAAATGAATATAACGGAGTCCCATTCAAACTTCCTAGGGGTGTTACCTCATTTTCAGATAAGATACTTTTTAAAATATCCATTTCCATTTTATTTTCTCCTCTCGCTATAGCGTTTTCTCGATAGAATCCATCATTCTAGTAACTGATTCCATCATGTGATTCTTTGTGCTCTTGTCTAACGATTCTGCTCCGTTTACAATAGCACCTACGATTTGAGTAACTGACAAGGCCAATTTATATGTCTTTGCAGACTTGTCTTGCTGTTCTTTCAATTCGTATTTATCAAAATAAACCTTTGGTACACCTAATTTCTCGCTTAACATAGGAGAAATCTGAGTGGCGAACCTTTCTCGCATTGGTACGATTGTATTTGTCATGGCATTATCTATGATTCTTTCCATAGATACGTTTCCTGATACATCCCCTAAACCAATCAATTCAGGAGTAAGACCGAAACACTGACAAATAATAGAACCTTCCTTCATTTGAAGGTATTCCAAGAACTCCGTACCTTTTGTAACACGAGGCAAGTGATCCATTTTTTCAAAAATAGAACTTGCAAGGATTACATTGTCTGATTTTGAATTTCTGATTTCCTGACCTAGACGTTTAGCCTCAATTCTTGCTTTGTCGGCTCTGTCTGCTTTAGAACTTGATGATTCGTCTAAAACTTGGGAAGCCGATAAATCAATCGTATCTCCCTTGGCAAATCCATCTTTTAGCCAAAAAATCAAACGTCCTGGGCCATCATACTGAATATCGTAGTTCAAACGCTCGTAAACCGCACCTAATAGCTTTAGTCGTTGTTTATCACGCAATAAACAAGATAATCCGTTCTCATTGTCTGTTCCGTTTCTCAAATTGCAGAAATTATCAGGAATCTCTACAATGATTGTTCCGTCTTTTGACATTAATTTGCCTGTTTTAAGAAATAACGCTTCGTCAAAGTCGATTTCATTTGTTCCCAATGATATAGGTTCTTTATCGTCTGCCGACATAGCATAACAGATAGGAACTCTAAATCCTTTATATTCATCATCTTCACGCATGATGGAAACATAATTACGATAATTCTCTGTAACAATCCCTTTATCTTCGTCTAGCCAACGAATACCGCATTTTCCGTACAATAATGACTGCATAATAGCATTTTGAAGTACGGAATAGTTTGTGACACCCTGTACATTGTGTTTGTAAAGGAATGGCATAAGAACATTCTTGTCTAAATTCTCATCGCCCGTTGTGATTCCGTTTGAGAATATAAAGTCAATAACCTTACCGACAACATATGGAAGCGTTGGTAGATTTTCTATCATCCAATCAATCTCATCAAACTGATTCTTAAAGTTTGTCTTTATAAATCCGTTGATGCAATCTGAATTGCAGTTTAACATAGCTTCCATTACCTTTTCGGCTTCGGTTTCTGCATTAGAACTGTGAATATTTTGCGAAATATTAGGTGACACATAGGTATTGGATGCTAGTTTAACTCTATCCTTTTGTCTTTTCTTTGTTCTTCGACTCAAATTAGCACCTCCTAATCGTTCTCTGCATACGCAAGTATTTCACCGCTTAGATTATACATTAAACAACTGCGGACAGAAAGTACCGAGGAATCTAGGGCATCAGGAGAGTGTCCTAAGCGTTGTTTTATCTCTTCCTTAGGAATAATGGCTATCTTCTTATTGTTCTTTGATACAGTCCTTGTAGCAAGCAATTCAGGCTTCAATCTTTTGGCAACTTCGGTCGTGAAAGTCAATTTCTTACTGTCCATTAGCTGCTGAAAGTCTAAATACATTTCCGCTCTTAGATTAAATGCATAAACCGCACTGTAATGTCTTGCTTTGATACGTGTTTTTGTTGGCCCACCTTGGAAATTGACACCTTCAAGGATAAATCCTAGCTTCTCAGAGTATTTTGACAATCCTTCGGTCAACCAAGTACCGAAACCAACGTCAACACAAACATATTTTATGTTTAATGTCTCGATAATCTTAACAATTTTAGTAATAATCTTCTCAGATGTGACTCCTTGCACCCAAACACCCTCTTTAAGATTGTAAATTGTCTCTATTTTGCAGTTTCCGTATCTATTTTGGGAGCATAAAGCAACATCTATACCGTCTTTTCCTGTATAAGCCGAGTCAACACCTAAGAAAAAACGCTTTTTATAGGAACTATCGACTTTATCGTCGTCTAAAGTCATTGTTTTAAACATACTTTCATCTGAAAATTCCTCTAATTCGCATACTAAATAACGTTGGCAAGTACTTCTATTCTTGTAAAAATGAGAATTTAGTATCTGAGAAGCACTTTTCATACGATCTTCTTCGTATGCAGTACGTACATCCATCCAAACAACTAATGTTCCTTCGGGGTATTTGTCGTTTGTCATGCAATCGTAGAACTCTCCTCGTTTGTGGGGGTTTGAAATAGCAATTTCAAGCTCTTTTGAACCGTCAACACTTGAAAATTCCCTTCGTCCTATCTCGGCATACGCATCTTCACTGACTTGGGCCGCTTCGTCAATAATATAATCTCCACCCTTACCGATAGCGTTATTGTTCTTCTTCGGGTCTACACTGTTTCCACCTAATGTAACGATTTCTACACATCCTCCACCCTTGAATGAAATTTTAGTCTTTGAAGTAGAAGTCTGCAATTTTTCAATCTTGTTTCCTGAATCTAATACGGAACTTTGAATAGACTCGTCTGCATTTTGTAAATGTCCAATTACTTTTGACATGATGATAGTTGCGGTTTCTCCTGTTGCGGCCGCAATTCGTACTTGATGTCCTTTATACGCACGATAAATAGCAATCATGCCTAAAGTCCAGCTTTTGCCATACTGAGAAGTAGTAATTGCATAGATTGTATCGTACCCTTCTACAACCGCACCGAACAACATAGCTTGTGTAAAGTGAAGATTGACTTGAAAATATGTCAAAGCCTCTCTTGCACCGATAACAGCAAGTCTAAAAGCCTCTTGTCTAGAAATATTAAGTCGTTTGTAATGTTCTGGGATATACCCTCTCGTCCAATTCTTTAATTTATACTTCGGGGTAGCTTCCTTCAACAACCTAACAACTTCTTCTTGGCTTTTATTAATAGCTTTAGCTTCCTTTAAGTCCTCTACATCCTTAGAATACTGTTCCGTAACACTAAGATTCTGTTTCTTCACTGTTTTCTTCCTCCTCGTGTTCTATTACCTCGGCATCTAAAAACTCACTTCCCATTTTGATTCCTAATATATCGTTGATTCTTTCTTCCGCAATCGCTCTTTTCTGTTCAACAGTAATATTATTTACACTTCCAACATTTAAAATATTGCTCTTTCCAATGCCATCCATTCTATTTAGTTCCTTTAAACATCCAAGTCTGTCTTTCATGTCCTTTTCTTCGTCTTGAATGTTATCGCTAAGCCATTGTCTTCGTTGCTCTACTGTCATAACACTTCTTTTGTCTCTCTTTTTTACCCTCTCATGTATGACATTCCTAAATAAAGGACTGTTTAATATCTTATATCCCTTGTTATAAGCACTCTTATCGCTTAAATCAGGACGAATCTTTTGCATGGACTTCGTAATATTCCCACTCTTTGAATACTCGTCAAAGAATCTCTTAGCTTCATCTTCACGCTTTAATTCTGAAACACTCTTTGCCCTTGGCATACTCTCATCCTCTCTTTCTCTACCTCCCTACATTATAAATGATTTTATTGAGGACGTTTTTACCCCTATAAAAAACACATGAACTCATTTTTTTCAAAAATCGAATTTTCGTTTTCTAAAAATTTTTATCTAAAAAAGGGGGTGGCTTTATAATTTATATTAGTTTTTTATTTGATTAGAACTCTGTTGTGTATAGTGCTATGTGTAAAAAATGTGGTTTGGTCGAGAGGGAAGGCATGGGGTGTGTATGGTCGTCGATTCCTGTTGCGTTTTTCAAACTATAGCAGCAAACCCAACTTTATAGAATGTATGCAATTCATAGACAATTATTCAATCATCAATTAAATACTTTCAGAAACTTAAGAAGAAAAAGAAGAAAAAAGACAATAAAAAAGCTAGTTAAACAATTAAAGTTTTAACTAGCATAATAGAATTATAATAATAAATGTTATGATAAATAATAATATAATCCAAACATAATACTTAAATATGAAAGCAAGAAGTAGAATAAATACAATTATAGTTGAAAGTTGCTCAATCATCTATCAACCCACTTTTTAACAATAACTTCTTGTAGGAACAATAATAGCTTGATTATCCGTTTTTTCATCTATGACTAAAGCTGGCTTTAATTCACCATATAAACGCATGACTAGTTCCGTAGTTCCTAATATATCGCATATCTTTTTTAAGTTGTCAGCGTTGAATAAACATTTATAACTTCCACTATTTAATTCTATAATCTTCATGCCGTCTTTTTCTTCTATTTGTTTAGCTTTAAGCTTGGCAATGATGTCTTTAAAGTTAATATTTACAATTTCACCATAGTTTTTATCTGGCAAGACTCTCTCAATTTCAGGATATTTATTTTTTTCTTTTTCATTATCCCATAAAGGCAAGTTATAGAATGTTTTAAGAATAAATGCAATATAACTATCTGCAAAAACTTGAACTTCTTTACCATTTATAATAGTTTGGCACGCATATGCCAGGCAATTTCTACCACCTGAAAAACGTTTTTTATTATCATTCAAAAATTTTAAAGCTTTCTTTTGTGAATCTTGTTTCCTATTTTTTAACCCCATACTTTCATTATATACATCTATTTTAAGTTCATTTATAACATTATCTAATAATTCAGCATTATATGGATTTTCTTTTAATTTTAATAATTTATTTAATATTGTTTCAGCTTTCATTTTTTTAACCTCATTTCTATCTATAGACTATACGTAAAACACGCAAATAACAACATCAGCACCCAAAACATGAAAGTGCATGACATAATAATATATAATTTAATAAGTGCTAGTTTGAGCACTTCTGAGGTGCTCAAACTTTCAATTTGTTTTCTTGAATACATATAATAAAACCCCTTTTATATATCCATGTATGGATATATATCTTTATCTTTATAAATATTTTTTATGTTTCCAACCGCTAGACTATTATATTCACTGCATATTTTTTCTAGTTCCTTTTGTTTTTCGTATGCTTTTTTATAAAGCTTTTTTAGTTCTTTTATTCTTTTAGGTATATTGTCTATATATTCTTTACTAGTGTAATAAATTGTAAGGTCGTTTAATTCTGGAACTTGTATTTTATTATCATCTAGCAACTTTTTATTTTTTCCTTCTATGTATTTGGTACCGCACTCAATATTATAATCATTATTACTAAATTCTAATGGAGTAATATGATATTCTTGTGTATATCTATCGCTGATAAAAAAACTACAGTTTGTTTTTTCTTTTATTTCATCTCTGATTTTTTGCTCTGTTTTTGGGCCATAAGGCTTGCCTTTATACTTTGCAAGTACTTCTAAAACTTGAGGCATTATATCATTGAATAAAGCTATTTTTGCGTTACTATTCAATATTTTAATAGTGATTTGTAATTCTTCCTTTTTTTCTTCAAGCTTTACAATATCATTTTCTACGGTTTTCATTTTTTCATGTCTTTCCTTTATATTCATAATATTTAAGTATGTTTTTCTTATTTCTTTTGTTTTTTCTTCAACTTCTTTTATCTTTTGCCGTGTTTGGTTTACTTCTTTTATGATGTCAGAAAATTTTTTCATATAATATGCCTCCTAAATTATCCGCAAATGCTCAATGTTACTATATCCACACTAAAACCATTTTTATGACCAAGTGCATTTTTTTCTATAATATCTAAAACTTTATGGTTGTTGTTCCATGTTTCTGTTTTTATAATAATATATGGGTTTTTCATAATATCTTTTTCACGATAACCGCCATGCTTTTTAACGATGTTTTTAATAATATTGTCGTATGTTTGATATACATTGTTTTTTAACATTTTATTGCACCCCCTAAATATATCTGGCTTTTAATCTGCCACGATATAAAGAAAGCTTTTTAAAACAATATTCTTTTTGCGTAAAGTCATAATCATAGACAAACCATGTTTCATTTTCGTTATTAATATGATATTTGTTTTTATTCAAGATATCACACATTTTTTTCGCATTGCTATTTGGTGCGAAAAAACTATCGTTTCTACTATGCATAAATTCTAACCCTTTTTTAGTCTTTGCTATTAATTTCATATTTTCTTTTTTAACCCCGTACTGATATAA